ATGAAAAACTATCAGGAAGAAGTGCAAAAGATCAAGATTCTTTTCGGCAGCGGATTATTTCTGCTTGCACTCCCTTTTATCTTGATGCTGATGATCGCATGCCTTTACATCCTTTGGATCATACTGACGTCGATGTTTTAATTTTAACAAAATCTTGGTACCTGAGTTGGTACCTCAGAATAAAAAAGGGGGCTACGATAATTCGCGGCCCCTTTTCTTTTTACCCCAATCAAATCACTTGATTTTTGATCTTGGTACCTATCTTGGTACCTCAGAAATTTACAGCCACTTAGAAATTGATCTAAGTCCCTGTTTTAATTGGTCGGGGCGACTGGATTCGAACCAGCGACCACTAGACCCCCAGTTCTGTGCAAACGCCCTTTTTGCCCTATTTTAGCATTTGTAACATATTGTATTTACTAACAAATTTATAGTTCATTCTTTTGGAATGTGCAATAATTCAATAAAATTGAATGCTTATGCATATCTCAACATAATCAGGGTGATACACAATGTTATGTCGTTTTAAAAAAGGATAAAGAATCTTACTCTTGGTACCAAAAGTGGTACCAGCATTCATTTTAAATGAATAAAAAACGCCCCCTCTGACCTAAGCAGAGAGGGCGTTTCCAGGTCGACGGGGAGAAGGAGTGTTCCCGTTACGATGGCCGACCTTATCAATTTTTATTGAGATTGAATTCGTGAAATGTAGATATCGATGTCGTGATCCTCAGCATCGATGATATCTTTCCCCCCTGGGAGCACAATCGGATCGCAAAGGTGTTTCCACATAAGGGGATCCGGGACCATCGGGACGGGATCATCATTATTTGCTACTCTTGTATGATCCATGGACGGCAAGTTTCCATTGAGACGTGAATATACTCTGGGGCAACCAAATGTGATCACTGGGACGTTGATTTGTTCGCCGTAAAGAACGGCTAGCGCGCCTCCAAGAGAATGCCCTGTTATCACCCAGGGCCCAGGTCTCCCTTTAAGGTTGGTGCATATTGGATCCCATAATTTCTCGGCCGCCCGGATAAAGCCTTCATGGGCCAAATAGCCACCTTTTGAAACTCCCGGGACGAGAGTAAAATCATCGAGCCATCCTCGAATGTTGGCAGTCCCCCGGAAAATAAGGTAAGTTGTCGTACCAAGGACAACAACTCCATATCTTAATTCGTCCACGTTGACGAACCGCGTGTCTGCATCGACATAGGAAGCGCGACATAGTTGAGCAGCTAAGATGATGTCTGGGTTCATTTGCCTTGCACCTGTTGAGGATTTGTGACCGTTCCTCCCTGAATAGGCACATTGCCTTGCAAAGAAGGATCGGTTGTTATTGTCTTATCCTCAACGGGTGTATTGCCATCACCGCAAACATAGGTATAAACGCAACCGTTAAGTGCAAAGCAAATCGCCATAAGAATTAATTGCCTTTTCATTTTCACCTCATTAAGACTATGATTGAGGACCGGTCCCCGCCGCGCCTTCGACGGCTGTTGATGGTTGTGGAGCAAGTGACCCCAGGATCTGGAGGGCCGAGGCGGTTGCGAGAGAAATGTAATCCTGCGAATGAAGCGATTGGCCGTCCGCCGCCTTTTGCTCATACGCCTGAGCAAAGAGTGTCCCCGCGCTCTCTAGGCCAGAAAGCAGATCTGTCAAAAGGACAGAATGGGTAGAGCCATCCGAAGGAGGGATGAGCGCATTGAGAACCGCTGGCGCGGCGGCTGCTCCGATCCCGATATAATCAGTTTGCTTGAGCGTCTGGCCGGTCGCTTTCTTTGTAAGATATGCCTGGGCCAATGACGCTCCAGCGCTTTCAAGCCCTCCCAAAAGACCCGATACATTGATGCTGAGGCTCATAATTTGTTCTCCTTTTTGCCCGGTTCCAGCCGGGCTGCTTAGTTTGGGGGATCTTCCCCTTGAGTTTTTTCTGACGTAGTGATAGTTGCCGATGGATTTGCCAATGATCCGGAGGCGTTCGTTATGACGGTTGCAAGTTCCTTGGGGTCGGTGAGCAAAAGCAAGATGCTCCAAAGAATTGCGAACATCGCTTTCAATTCCGTTGGAAGAATAGCACCACACTGAAGGGCGATCCAAAGGTCCAGGAATAGAAAAACCATTCCTATCGCCAATATCAATTGGAACTTTTGATAAGCATTGAGTTTCATCTATCAATCCTCCTTTCTGCCTGGTCGATCGATTCTCCTTCTTGGGGAACGGGGTCTTCATTCTTTTTTGCCAAGGCCTGGATGATCCACATTGGGAAAACAAGATCGTGGATCCCAGTAGCATTATTGGCTTCCTTGTTAACTCCAGTGTGATGACGCTGGCCGAGCACCATCTGGTTTCGGATATCATCTACAGAGGTCAAGGGGATGTTTTTCATCAGCCGGCCGTAGCCGTAGACATCAAATGTCTCGAGAAAAGTCTTCAGCTTGGCATAATCGACAAAGCCCTGGAGACTCCACTCGCACCCCACATGGTGGACCTGCAGCTTTACCTCTTCACCATCAGGGTATTTGTCACCATCCATGAGTCCGGTCACCCAGCAGACATAGTGGCCATCTTCCTTAAGCCTCTCAATGGAGCGTTCGAATTCTGGGCTTGCTTTTCGATCGGCGTGTTCCGGAGTAATGACAATATCTTTAAGATTGATGACTTCAGTATGCTCGGCGATCTTTTCCAATTCATCCCTCCCTTAAACGGTTTCCATAATCGCCTTTATCTTGTCCGCGCTGACTCCATCCCGATGGAGCCAGGAACAAAGGAACTGTTTCTGATCCGGATGCGCTTTCACATCTGCCAGCCGATAAGCGACAGCATTGTCCATTGCCTTATCGAGAAGAGCAGATGCATCCGCGGCATTGATAGCCGCGACGGTCTTTGGTCCCATGGCACCGTCGCAGATTACGCCGGCAGCCGCCTGCATCCATTGAATGCCTCGAGCTCCACCATTCACCGCATGATTGAAAAGCCACGTTGCAACTGTCTGGTTGTTGATGCCTCCAAGGAGATTCTTATCCCAGAAATTAGCTTTGAAGAAGTCTAGGACAAACCCCTGGAGCATGCGATTGGCCGCGAGTTGTCTGTTGAGTTCTTTAACCCAGTTCTGATACGATCCAGTGTCATATTGTGGTTGGGCCGTCATCCCTTTTTTAACCTGGTCGACGATCCTCCATCCCTGCCAGGCACCCCAGAACTTACGTGCTATGCCTTTGTAGGTTTCTCCCCCAGCATCTGCTGGGTTATTTGCATAGCCACCTTCATCCCCCATTGTCTCTTGAAACGCTGCGTTGAATTCAGCCATCTCTTTTTTCTCCTTTTAAGTTCTGTTCCCATTCCCACCCAGACCATCCTTCTTTTAAGCCCGCTTTTATCCGTTTCATTGTCTCTGAAACGGACAGTCCTTGCTGCAATGGCCTTGTTTGTTCCTCGCGAGGCAAAGATCCCAATTGCAGGCCAACCCTTGTTGCTGCGCAATTTCTATTTTCCGGTTTCGCGCAATCAAGGGGTTTTCTCCCACAGGTTTTACACGCTTCTTGTTGGCCATTGATCATGATTTGATAAGTTCTGCGATGATGAGGTCCAACTTCTTATTCATTTCAGTAATCTGCATTGCAGTGGCATTCGAGCAAGTCTGATGAGTGTCTTTATACATGACAATGTTCTTTAGATCGGCAATGTCAGCATCGGACCGATCCAAACGCTGCTTAAATCCGAACCATGTTAGAATCGCTGCCAGGATCCCACTGCCCGTGCCTGTTCCTATGCTCTGATAATCCATAGGTGATTCCTTTCACAAGTCATCTTTCGTTTTGCTCAATCACTTTGTTGGATTATTCATTCTTTAGGAGTGAATATACTCGCAAAATTAGAGCCTAGCAAGTCATTTGTTTTCATGAATTCGAAATATTCCTCAATAACTGATGACACATCGATCGCTTCAAGCGGCCTTGTGTGGATATCTGTGCATCCCTTCTTGTGTAAGTTGAAATTGTCTTCATGGTCAATGGTCCCACTTTGCTTATGGCCTGCGATCTCTGGAGGATCACTCCAATTGAATGAATAAGCGGGGATCCCCTTTGGATCTTCCAGAATTTTGCCAGCGTTCCGGCATGCATCCATCCATTGAAGGTGCTCTCCCCCTCCGAGGTGTTCCTGGAATCCCAATTCCCTGATCTTTACAACTCTGGAAATGACGGAGGCCTCCATGGAGTTCTTCGCATATTTGATAACCCCTCCCGATTTCCACATACTATATTCGGGTTTCCACGCCCATAGATCTGCACCATTGATGCCGTCGAAGCATTGCTTATTGTTCCATGGGAGGAAGATATCATCGTCATCCCAACAAATGTAATATTCACCGGTGGCCTGGGCCAGGGAGTCTCTCCGGATCGCCCCCACATTTGTATAATCTTTTCCTGTAATATAATCTGAGTTGTTATTGATTACTTTTATATCATAACCTTGGAGAGACTCCCCGAGGATCACTGGATGCTCGATGTCCGTGTTGTAAATGATGAGCTCGGAATTGTAATGTGTTTGCTGAAGCCATAAGGAGATCGATCGTTCAACACAATGCATGCGCCTGAAGGTGATCATAACGCAGCTGATCTTGCCGGAGATCGGCGCAGGATAGCTATTAAAATGAAGGTTGATCGGACCATGGTTCAGCCCCAATTCATCAAATCCAATTTTATAATTATGGACTCGATCCTCTACTGTTGGGTTGTAGGGAATGCGCCCGGGTGTGGTGAATTTATGGAGCCATTTCAACCAGGGAGCGCACCAGGTCTTTTTACCTGCTTTGCGATATTTTTCATGAATATATCCCTCTTCCCCACCGAATCCCTTGAAGTCAGGATGGAACCCTAGCCAGGAATCCTTGCGACAAGCCCAGAACCCCATTCCATGCATGGGGATTTCATAGAGGTCTCCTCCATCCTGGCAGCCGGCGCCGCGCCATGTTCCCCACATATGGCCACGCCACTGAGGTTCCATGGCATCTGCCATATTATGAAGGTCATCATAAAGCATGGGACCTTGAATCAGATCTTTGATATAAGGATGAGCATCGGACCACTCCCTGAAGCGCTTGATTACTCCGGGGGGAAACATAACATGAGAATCCATACAGATTACCCATTCACCCTGGGCCTCTTCAAAAACCTTCTGCCGAGGAGCTGCAGTTCCCTGCTTATCTGTATATCGGATATATCGAGCGTGAGGGTGACACCATCCCTCAATGAAATTTTTGAGATTATCATCACCGAAATTGTCAATTACTAAGATTTCAGCATCTGTCAGATCCTGGTACAATCTCAATGCTTGGACCGTAAACCAAACCTGATCAAAGTTATTGTAGCTTGCCATGCCTATTGTGAGTTTCATTCTCCCTCCAAAATTAATCTAACTTTACTCTTACATACTAATAATAGTAAAAATTGGAATAAGAGGCACTTCTGAATACCCCCGCAGGTAAATTACCTGATTGTAAGTCGAACCCTACATTCCCAGTTCCTGATAAACTTGCAGTATGAGTAAAAGAACCAGCTAATGTACCATCTATATATAAACTGGCTGTGCTTGCTCCAGTAAGTAATATTTGGTATGTTTGAGTATTCCCCGCAGTTTGAGTAATAATGTGACCCGATGAATGTGTTCCGGAACCATTCCAAGAACTCCAAATTATATTATTTGTTGATGAATCATTTGGGTTAAATGCGATCTGAAGTAAATTTGTGCCCGACCAATTGCCGATGTATCCAATGGTTATAGTAGGTGCATATGAACTATCGTAAAGCACCGAATCAGTAATAGTTACCAAAATATAATGACCGGAACCTATGGCATAAGTAGAGGCCGATTTAATCTGCTTGTAAGCATTAGACCCATTTAATGATGCTATGTAGAGATACTCTGCATTGTTCTCAATAGTCCATGAAGAGCCGCTATAAAAATTACTAGAACTTCCTGTTACTGTCCAATTACTAGAATTGACAGCTGACCCATTTGCCCCTGCAAATGAATCATAAAGTAGAGGAGGAACAGCAGTTGTCGTCGTTGTCGTGGTCGGGACCGGGGTGGTGGTCGAGGAAGTGGTCGTTGTTGTTGTCGTGGTTGTAGGCGCCAAGGTCGTCGTTGTCGTGGTCGGGACCGGGGTGGTGGTCGAGGAAGTGGTCGTTGTTGTTGTCGTGGTTGTAGGCGCCAAGGTCGTCGTTGTCGTGGTCGGGACCGGGGTGGTGGTCGTAGGGATCAAAGTAGTGGTTGAAGATGTTGTTGAAGAGCTTGTTGTGGTCGTCGTTGGAGCAAGACTGGTAGACGTTGAAGAGGTAGAAGTCGAAGGTGCTGAAGTTGTGCTCATTGTGGCAGTCAATAGGCTAAATACGCCGAGGCTTGTGTTGATCTGAATCGGGCCAGCTATGCTCGTCATGGAAAATCCGAACGCTCCATTTTTGGTGTTAATACGAAACGCGCCCGCATAATTTGCCGAACACTGGACCTGAGTCCCGTCTATATCAAAGGCGAGCGCTGAATTTGTGGGAGCAAGTGTGCTTGTGGAAGTAAGAGTAGTGGAAGTGCTGGTAGTTGTTGACCCTGTGCCGGTAGTGGTCGAACCTGCTGAAGTTGTTGTTGATCCAGCACCGGAGGTAGATGTGGATGAAGTTGTTGTTGTGGTCGTAGAACCTGAGATCGTGGTTGTCGTAGTTGTGTTGGTTGCAACATTCCCAAACGTGAGATTCCCAGTTGTTTCATCCCAATTAATCGTATTCCCATTTGGATAGGTAAGCTGAGTAGAGAAGCCGTTAGCCCATCCGTTGGTTATAGACCTGACTGGCATTTGCCCAGCTGTGATTGAATTCCATTGCTGGAATAAAGATACAACTGTGGACATAACATCCGTATATTGCGTTTGGGCGTATGCGGTGGCGCTTGTCCCACCATAATTATATAAATCACCATAATTATTGAACATGTATTGACATAAAGAAATGAAGGGGACGCCCACTCCTAAACTCATATTGGTATGGGCTAAAATATTGGCTGCAGAAGTATTTGTATACCAAAAATCTCCGCCCCACATATCACATTGTATTTGTTTGTTTGGTGAATGCACAAGAGCAATTTTATTCTTGGTCTTTATATATGTCTGCCAGCCGGATGGAAGTCCGAGAACATCATTTGTCCTTACGACATCGACAAGACATGATAGATACGCCTGATGACTTTCAATCAAGAAATTGGGATTTAGAGATTTTATTTCATCCCTGAACAATTTTACCCAGGCAAACATAGTAGCCTGGTCTTGATAAACCTGATCTATCTTTGCATACTGAAAACCATAATTATAAATTGCTTGGGCAATGCCTTGAATTTGAGCTTGTCCAGCTGTAGTCCACGGGCTTATGCCATGATATGCTGAAACCCAGCAACCTGCGATATAGCCTTGAGCTTTGATCCATGCGGCTATATTTTCTCCAGTCCCAAGGTAATTCACAAATTGTGTGGCCATTGTGAAATCACTATCTGAAGTGAATACATCTTGAGGATTATTTACCCACCCGGCATCTACCTGCAGAATTGAAAATGGATAACCGTTACTTGTTACGTCGGCATACCCCCCGGCAACATCTCCAGTATCATATGCCCAAGTTGATCGGAGCCCGGGAAGATAAGGTAATCCAAAAAGTGCTGGTTCGCTAGAGTTAAACCCGATATTTCTTTGGAGCCACTTATTGTATTCAAGGCAACCCTGCCAAGAAGGAATTGAGGTAAAAACAAAACCTCCTTGCTTATGCCCAATAGCGCTCCACGTACGATCTGATTTAAACCAGTTCTTAAAGGTGTCATCCATCAAGCAAAAAGAATCAGTAGTTGTATCATAATTCGTGCTTGTTGGATCAATATAGGGACCTACGCCTATGGCTGCATTACTATAATAATAAGAGCCTGTAAACCAGCACATGGAAGCAATCCACATGGTAGTCCATGCAGTAGTATTGTTATACCATGTACTTGGCGGTGCAGGCCAACCTGTAGGAACGGTTGTCTCGCCAAAATCCTGGTTTGTCGTAAACCACTGAGTTTGAGCCGGAATAGATGAATCATGCATCCTTTCGCAGAATATATGATCAAATGTGAATACGGTTGTCCCAAAACTAGTCGGGTGAATTGAATAAAGAGGGCATCCAGCGTAAAAACGCAGTGCTACTGTTACCGCAACAGGAGTATCAGTATCGACTACCTTATAAGAAAGGCTTAATGCTAATTCTAAATAAGTTCCATAGTTGTCTGTGCCAGTATTCTGGGTGTATGAATTGAAAGCCGTCACTGACATAATATTGGTATCTGTAGAATCTCTACCGCTGGCAAATCCACTTTTGTTAAACCAACTATCGCCAGCAACAGTCAAAACAGGGAGCGAAGCATTGCCCGACACTGGCAAATTCATATTGGTCTTGCTCAAGGTAACAGTATCTGACCAACCATTTATGGTAATCGTACTTGAAGTTTCAGTAATTGATAGCATTTAAATACCTTAGAAATAATAGAAATTAGCGAATGATGCGCTTCTGAATACATTAGATGGCAGACTACCGGTTTGCAAATCAAATCCCACATTACCTGTACCGCTTAATACCGCTGTATGTGTAAAGCTACCAGCTAATGTACCATCTATATATAGAGATGCTGTGCTTGCTCCGGTAAGTAGAATTTTGTAAGTATGCTTATTCCCAGCAGTCTGTTGGATTATATTGCCAGATGAAGGAGTCCCAGAGCTATTCCAAGAATTCCAGACTATAGTATTCTCGGATGAGTTATAAGGATTTAGACATACTTGAAGTAAATTTTGCCCTGTCCAATTACCAATATAACCAATAGTTATAGTAGACGCGGCTGTGCTATCATATAATAATGAATCAGTAACATCTACCTGGATATAATGACCTGAGCCAATAGGATAAGTGTTAACTGATTCAATTTGTTTATAGGCACTAAATCCATTACTAGAGGCAAGGTATAAATATTCAGCATTATTTAAAATAGTCCATGATGAACCTGTCTCCAATAATCCAGAAGTGTTAATATTCCAGTTACTTGAATTAATTGCACTTCCATTAGAACCAGCAAAACTATCATATAAAAGAGCCCCAGATAGAGTAGTGGTTGTTGTAGTCGCTCCTCCTGTTGTTGTAGCGGAGGTAGTCGTTGTTGGCGCAGCCGTCGTAGTTGTTGAGGTGGTGGTAGTTGTGGGGCCGCTGGTTGTTGTCGTAGTGGGGCCACTCGTAGTGGATGTTGATGTTGTTGTCGTCGTCGGGCCGGAAGTCGTAGTTGTCGGGGAATGTGTGGTTGAGGTCGTTGTTGGGCCAACGGTTGAGGTAGTGGAAGTCGGTGTCAAGGTAGTAGTGGTCGTAAAGCCGGGGAGAAGATCAAGCCTGACCACCATGGTATACCCGGCAGCAAAAAGGGCATTCTCCTGCGCCTGACTGCTTGCCTCTCCGATTATAGACATTCCTGCATCAATCTTGGCCAGATTGTAATTCAGCGTGTTCCACCACTCTGCATCATACATGTTGATATCGCGCAAATTGAAATTGGGAGTATAGGCCGTGAAGATGTAGTATGCCGCTGAGGAGTTAGTAACTCCTGCATATGGTACCGAAAGGGTAAGGTGAGTTGCATCCGTAGGTGTGGAGTTTATTTGGTAACTTACTCCGTCTCCAATAATGGCGAATCCATATCCAGCCTGAATTCCGGCTGCAAGAAAATTGGTTCCGGTTCCGGTCACAAACTGCGATCCGTTAACTACACTAACTGTACCTATCTTATATTGCATTAGTGACTCCTTGGGAGATTGCCATTAAGGCGATGGAGCTGCTGTTGTGGTCGTGGTGGTCGGTGCAGGAGTTGTAGTTGTGGTTGTTGGAGTCTGAGCAGCAGCCCCCCAAGATATTGCGGCAACCTGTGCGGGAGTCGTGGCAGCATTAATCTCAGTTTGCATCTGCCACATTTGTGCAAAGAGACCCATCCCATATGCAATCAGCTCATTTATCATATCTTGGAGATCAGCCAAAGTAATGTTTTGCTGCATGACGCCAAAATGATCCGGAACATTAAGGGTAGTAAGGTTATTATTCTGAGCGAATACAAGAGCCAACTGAAAATTCTGCAAGTCATCCCTGGTAGAATTAACACAGAAATTAGTGGGAAGGTTCTGGGTCATATATCCGTTTGCCAAGATCGCATTCATCTCATTAGTGAGGTTATTAAGACGTGCTGCCTGGACTGAGGCCACCGAAGGGGGAATTGTTGTAGGAGCTACATAGGTCGCTACTCCGTTTACAACCATGTTCGCCCCGGCTACGTGATCAACATAACCCTCCCCCGCCTGGCACTGGATGGCGGCGTGACCGTCAGGACAACTTACAGTCCGGAGTATGACTTCAGTAGCCGTATTGTAGATGTCAATTATCATCGCTGTGCTCCCAAAAGGTTCAAAGAAATATTGCTTAAACTGGCGTTAATATAATAATCATGGTAGGTAATAGTGTATGTATTATCTCCATCTGGTGGTGAATCACTGAGAGAAATAGGAACCATCATATTAATCATGTTCCACTGCGCACCATACCCTATAGATGGAACGATGAAGGAATTAAGAGTAATTGTTTGAAGGGCAGTACCATTTCTACAGATAGTTATTGTGGCTGTATCGGCACCAGTAGTCGTACTTCCATAAACTAAAAGACCACCATTTATCATTACAACTGGAGGTATTCCGTTAATGGTATTAGTGGTTATAACTGCGGTCTGTATAGTAACAGTTCCAGTTGAATTAAGCGGGGCTGTATATGTTATCGGCCCAGTAGTATAAGCAGATACCGGAATTGTTATAGCATTTCCCGCGACTGTCAGAGTGGTTATATTGGCAGTTGCAATATTAGCAGTCTGTACTGCTGCCGTTCCTAACTGTGCATTTCCTATGGCTCCATTAGCTATCAAAGCACTGCCTATAAGAGCAGATCCTGCTGCGAGCTGATTTGTCTCTACATTCCCTGTGTAAACGAAATTTGCTCCTATGCTAGTCCAACCACTGGTAATTAATGAACCATCAGCATTGAAAAGATTTGATCCAAGTTGAGCGCCTATGGTAGCTCCAGGTTGAAATCTTGAAATCGAAAGTTGTGTGGCCTTACCATAACCCATCGTATTTGTGGCTTCATTAATCTGAATCCAAGGCATAGCATAAGCAGCATTAGAGGGAACCGCAATGGTTCCGTTAATCTGAGTCCAACCAATATCGGGGGCGATACTACCGGCTAAAACAAAATTATTTATCACCTTGGCAGAACTATAAAAACATAGACCAAACCCAAGATTATTGGTGTATCCAGATGCTGGAGTATTGCTTATATGCAAAGATTGAAGCAATGCTTCCACATAAAGTATTTCTCCAGCCATTACTGGAAATATATTCCCGCCTTCATAGGTGTCACGACTAAAAACCTGGATATATCCGATATTACCAGTATTTGCAGGTGATTCACCATCACCTGTATTGTCTGAAGGCATTGTGAGTGATGATGCCCAAGTACCTAGGGAACCGTCATTAAATGTAGACTTCAGTACAAGATTGTTAATATTAGTCGGGCTATTAATCACCTTGCCCCATGCGATTGTTGCGAGAGGCCCCATGGCAATCGTTCCACCAGTTCCATCCCCAACTTCAAGGGTTGAGGTGTTAATGTTGCTCGCGGTGAGCTGTTGTATCATGGCATTATTCATGACAACGCCATATTCAGAGCTAACTACAAACGGGACGACGGCAGAATTGCCAGGATCAATTACAGCAAAGTAGTTGCAGTTGACTATGAACTGTGATGAACTTCCGTTATTAGCCATCCCAAATCCGCAGACATAACCATTTACATCTAGCTTCACCATGTATTGAGCATACAGGCTAGCCGTAATTTCCGTCCAGTGGGCATTGTTCCATGCTTCAGGCCCGACTGTCCCTCCTGTATCATTTTGGTAAAGGGTGTTGTTATAAACCACAACTGCGCCAGCGGTATAGGATGAAGCAGGATTGTAAGGTTGCCCTGATGTTATTCCTTGAATATCTTCAAGTGTCTGAATAGATGCGGAATATGTTCCTACTGTGGCAGACAAAGTATTAACTTCAGAAGTCAAAGCAGATAAGGACGCATTAGTAGGAGCAGAATCAATTTGTTCCTGCAAATCTGTGGTCAAACAACTTGATGATATGGCCCCTTGCACAATTGCAATAATTGTGTCCACTGATGGCGGAACATATATTTCCTGGATTGCTGAATAATTAAGCTCATCTTCACCGAAGTTGTCCGAGGCCGCGATCATGAAGTACCAGGTTCCGTATGGCAGCGGCACCATTAGCCCCCCCTGGTTTACCTGGGTGATGAAAGCAGATGTTGCGGGGCTTCTACTCAAAACCATTTGAGCGGGGTAAGGCGGAGTTCCTTGGAGATCGGTTATTGTCTGAGAGCCATAAACAATATAATTTGCCAAATCTGGGACATTAACAGGATTCCAGCTTACCTGAAATGATTGGATAAAAGGAGTGAAGACAATGCCAGTGACCACCGGAGGAGCTGGGTTATCCACCTCGAGTGTCACAGCGTCGGGAGAGCAATTGCCGCTAATATCAAAAATCTTGGCAGAAAATAGAATATCCCTCTCGGCTATTCCATTCCCATCAAGATAATTGTTTTCATAAGTATAGACATATTGATTAATCGTTGGCATTGCAGTTCTACGCAAAGTCATGCTACTTTTGGAATAAACCTGGATCTGGTAATATGCTATCCAAAGAGTTGATTGAGGCATGACGGCCGCGTTTGTGGCCAAAGCCACCTGAGTGCTGGGTGGGACATTCCAGGTAATGGGAAAGTCCTGGCCAGTATATTCCGTTGCGTCGCCGGCGCCCAATATCTCGAGGCCGGTAATATCGGGAACGAGTTCCGTGCTGGCCATGACGGTGAGAGAGCAATAAACAGCTACGGAATATACGCCCAAGATGTTGACAGCGGTGAGCTGCGAAGTATAAGTCCCAGGGTAAACTCCGGTGAGGCATACCCGGAGATCACCCCCCGAGTAAGGCAGCGTTGTCCATGTAGTTTGTCCTTGGCGCTGGACCTGGATATTATATCCTGTCACATAAAGGCTATCGGATGCATCCCACTCGATCGCAATCTGGGTGCCGGCGGTCCCATCCGTGTTGGTATATGACTCCTGCGTCATCGTGACATTGGTGGGAGGGTCCACCTGGGTGAATGGAGTCGGTACAGGCTGAGGATTCCAGAATGTAAGCTCCTGCTCCACATATGTATATTTATTTGGATCGTAGGAAGTGGTGGAGATCTCAAGAATGTTCTTATCAGGCTCAACAACAGAGACAACTCTCCACAATGCCGGCTCATTGTTTGTCCCGCTCAGAACCCATGCCGCATCAGCAAGTGGAGTTTGGAGAAGAGTTGTGTTTAGGACAAGAGCGGAAGTCGTGCCTGCTGAATTTCTTATTGTCGTATCGCGGGCAGAACCATCTGCGTTGTATTCGGATAGGGACCCATCAGGGAGTACAATGCTGAGAGAAAAAGTAACCCCTGATGCAAGTGTTACGGGAGCATCAAGATTAACCGTTACCATATCGGAATTCACTGAAACTATCCGGCCGCCCATCCGGATCCGATTCATGCGGTATGGATCTGCGACAGTAATGATCGAACCCGGCCTTATATAAACTCCCTCGAAACCGGTCCGAAAAGTAAGGGTTTCGGTTTCGTTGATCTCGGTATAGAGAAGCCACAATCCTACCCGATGAGCCTGGCCACGCGAAGTGCATCCAACCGCAGTGATCTGGGCCAGATTATAACCATATCTCTGAATGCCGATTGGATCATCCACGTACTCAATGTGAGTGTTACCCAGATCTGTCAGGTCGGTCCACGATACTTGCACGGCAGTATGCCGAGCTCGCCGGGCGGTCCCGGAATAAGTAAAGAGACCATTTTCCACATTGGCAGAAGTGAACAACATGGATGAGTTCGCGGGAGCATCCTGGGTGGGAACGATTGAGTTTGCGGACCAATAAGCCATCCCACGGAAAATTCCGGCAAATTCTGAAAGGATAGTGAAAGCGTCTGCCTGGCTGGTGATGTAATAATTGCATGTGAATCTGGGTTCAAGTCCTCCGAATCCATCCGGGATTCCGACGAATACTCCACTTTCATTGACTGCATCGCAATATTGACCGATCTGGTAAAATGACCATTTATCCAGGAGGGAAGCCTGGATATTATCACCCAGACCATAGCGAGGATGGCTGATCAGATCATAAAAGCACCAAGCAGGATTGTCGCTCCACGCTGTAACGAAAGTCCCATCCCATATTCCTTCATAAACCTGTCCACCAACAAATCGGTTACCTGGATTGTAATTGGAAGGGACTTGAATTTTGAGAAGCTTGACATCATAAACTCTTTGGGGGATGGAGCTGAAAAGCTGGGCTGAGGCCTTAAGCGCAATATAAGCTGAATTTGGATATTGGAACTGATAATTTATTATCTGAGTGAAAGCATCCCAATAGAGCTGGTTGACAAGAGCGACGGTACTCGAGTCAGGAGTAATCCGCGAGACCCTTATCTCCCATGGTGGGGTCCCGGTAAGAGGGATTGTGAAATCTACTTCATACTTGCTCCTGGCGCAACCAGTTAAGGTGCCAATAGTTATATCCGAAGTATATGGCGAAGAGGTAGCACCTACCCCAGCTATGCTCGCATTTACGTTCACATTTCCAGTCTGTGTGGTAATTATAGCCTGCACATTATAATAAGCTGGAGGGAGATTTGGTAAAGAGAAGGTCTTTTCAAAATCAAAACCATTGACAGTGGCATATTTAGTTCCGCTTGATGTGAGGAAAGGAACCTGCATATCTGCAGCCGTATAAGTTACCGTCTGGAAAGTTTGCCAGGATCCAGAGCTTCCCCCTTCTCCACCCATGTCTGAGCCCGAATAAGTCTGATATTGCAATTCAACCGTAATTGTTCCAACAGATTGGACTGTTATATTGGTAGTTATGGTCCCATCCGGGTTAGTGACTTCAGCAAATGTCGCTTGTTTGGGCATAATAAATCCAAACATGACGGTGGCTGCGACAATTTGACGGTCAAAAACTATTTCGGCTTGGTAAATACTGGAAAAGCCCCCAAGTGTGGAGTTAATCCCTGGGGGGATGGTATACCCGGCACTGTCTGATGTGATCCCAATTTGCACCGGCTGGTAAACCGCTCCAGGAGAACTATCTTTAATATCTATTGCGAATTGTATCGTGGCATCATTGATGCTCCCGGTGCTTGTATCTTCGGAATAAAGCCCGGGCACGCCCAGGGTGACTCTAACTGCATCGATGCTTGTATCTGTGATTTCCTGAACAATGGCATTTGCCAAGCGACGCGCATTTTGATCAACCGTCGATAATGCTGGGACTTCCGTGCCATACCATCCTGCTTGCACAAGAGTTCCGACAGGAGTTTCCGATTCTACATCTGTGATTCCCTGCATAGGGAGCTGCCCTGGCGCGCCAGTATTCATGCCAACTATTTGGACAAGAGATGGATTGTAATTAAATGACCCATCCGGATTCTGCAGAGCTGTGCCGTTAAGGTAAACGGACATGGCACCATTTGCGAGGCCTTCTATCTCTCCTTCGCACAATAGGTCAACGCATGTAACGGTACCGACAGACTCGAGAGTCTCCGGAACTTCACTCCATCCCGATCCCCCTCCACCTTTTGACGACCCGGCGCCGGCAATAATAGGAGGCTTATGAGCCAAAATATTTCCCATTAATTCTCTGTTCCTGCAGTGACAACCAGTGATGTAACCTGAATCCCCGAACTGATTACAGTGGACCCGATGAGCATGCGGCCATAACCTACGGGTACCGGTCCTCCTTCTTGTACAGTATTCTGGGGGCCCGAGAAAAGGTGAGACCCGGAAGAGTTCTGTTTTTTGGGGTTAGTGGCCAAGAGTTGTGAAATGCCGGCGAACATGATCGAGACCCCGATCCCCATAAGTGTTCCCGCTGACATAATCCCTCCGGACCATCCACTATAGCTCAGAGCTACCCCTATAGATGACCCTCCGCTGAATGCAGCGCATACAACGGCAGCCACAACGATAACCGCTCCGATGATAATCTTGGCAGTTCCCCCCGATGCGCCAGCAATAACCGGTATCACATGGAAAACTTCTTTATAGCTGAAGGGACCAGGGATCATCTCCGGAGGGAGGTCATCATCATTGAGCATGACGCGATATGCGAGGCCTTCTCTCTCTGAATCGATAAGATACTGGAAAAATCCGGGACGGTTGGCATTGATAGCACGTAGGCCTTCAGCTGGGGTGGCAATATCCAGCATCCAATCTTCACCAAATTTTTCAGCTAGAATCCCGTGGAGCTTTATATGTTTCATAGAAAACTCTCATGCCTGATTGTGTAAAGAGTCATGCGGCGCCACGAATCTCCATAAACATCAGTGGTAGATAACCGGTCCTGCAAATGATGAAGAATAAGACCATTCCCCATTATCACGCCGGCGTGGTTTGGAACCTTCGGTTTGGATCGAATAGTAATCAAGGCTACATCGTTGGCTTTGATATCGGAGACGATTTTGAAACCAAAATTTACGAATCGGTCGAGATAATAGTTATTGCCCTTCTCCCAGAATCTCTCCTCATAATAGTCAGCCTGGGGGAATACTATCCCGAGTTCTTGTTTGTAATAGTCACGAATGAGGGTATAGCAGTCATATACTCCCCAAATAAATTGTCGACCGAGGATCGGAGCCTCATCAGCATTAGGAATGGTTATGGCAAATGCGTCAGAAACCAGAGAATAGATGTACCACGGAACATTTCCTTTATTGCAGATTGTCTGATCCGCGTGGCTGGGGATCGGAAGATGCCTCGGATGCGAATGGAATATTCCGATAATCTTGCCATGCTGTTCTGCCTCGAGATACTGTTTCGGATGGATTAGAAAATTATTCATGGGGGTCTCAGAAATGTTATCTACAAAGAAAAGTCTAGGGTTTTCCGATTCCCCTATTATGAAACCGCAAGCTTCGCGGGGAGAGACCTTTTTTGCATGGGTCCGGATCTCATCTTCCAAAATGGTTATGTCTGGGATTGGAATTTGTATCATTGTGAGTTGTATCTCCCGGCGCCCGGGAATCCCCCAAATGGTAAGCCATTAGCACTATTCCCAAATCTGAGCTTGCATCCATTCAATGTCCGACTGCAATTGTCCAATGAATTGGATGTGGTTGGATTGTCGTAAATATCGGCCACGGCCGGACCGGTATAACCGCAGTCGCCGGCATATGTATAATCCCATGTGCCCGTAGTCGCATTCCAGGTACGATAATTCCACCAGCAGAGGTTGCTCAGGACTTGCCTTTTAGGGAGTTTAAGCCCCTCCATATCAAAACTGGCAGCGAGCTCATAATCCACACCCGTTTTACTTTCAGAAATCTTTCTCTCGACATAATAGACATCGATCGGAAGCATTGCGGTGGGATCTGCCAGAGGATTGCCTCCAGCGAAATTAACTGCATCCAGATATTTTGCAAAAGTTCGATATCGAGTAAGGCTAGCTCCTACAATATCTGCAAATGCCTGATTAAGAGCTGCCAGAACGCCATCTTGAGTCGAGGCACTAAGCTTCGGTCTCGGAGATTGGGAAGCATTCCCTTTATATTCAAATCCAGTGACATGGATCGGATATGCTGAGTAAGCAACTCCTTGCCAAACCACATTCTCCTGGAGGCCATTCGTCCCAGCATGGAAATATAGAGTTCCGGCACCAATCTGGATCGGAGTTAAGTCGAGAACGAATAATTCCAGGATAGCACCAGGGGAAAGAGATTGTATTGTTGCTGCAATCGTGCTCATAACTAACTCGTAGAATTATCAAATACCTGTTCGAATGTGGCGAGAACCCGGGTAACACCAAAATCATTAATGGGGCTACTCCATTTCTGGCAAATCACCTTTATCTGCGTCGTCCACCTGGGAGGTGTCCAATAAAATGCAGTCGCCCCCAATTGTGCATTAAGGAATGGAAGTATCTGGGATATGGTAGTTTGTTCTATAAAAATTAAATCCCATGAGTAAGGCAAAGAGTTGAGACCATCAGGAGTCCTTTGTGAATAGCCATCGCCATATTGAGCGGTGAGGACACGCGGCTTTGCAGTTGCTGCTGACGAATATGTGGGTATCCAGGTGAAGGTCTCCATTATGCCAATAACCCCCCTGCCCTTTTCTGATCATTCAGAATGCCGATTACCGATACCTTTATGAGATCCCCGAGCTGGGCAGCAGTCGCTGCATCTGGCGCTTTGTTTCCATCCCCGCTTATTGAAACGGGAACATTAACATTGTTAACCACTCCTCCGCTTGTACTGAAAGAACCGTTCGGAATGATGGTCCCATTGGAGCTTGGCATGAATAGTTCTGGTCCTTGTTCACCGACAAGATAAGGAGCGGTGACAGAGCCCGATACTGACCCTCCATCAGCGCATGCGGCAGTGATTCCGGGAATGGTTGCAGCTAGAGTTCCTCCAGTTCCGACCGATGAACCTCCAAATAGTCCCATGAGGCCAGAGAATATATTTCCGGATCCACCCGACCCGCCACTCATAAGTGAAGCAAGAGGACCGGTGATCTCTTGCTGGACAACTATCCTGATCATGTCTGCAATGATGCTGTCGGCAAGAGATTTAAAATTGATCTTCCCAGTCATCACAAAATTGGTGAGAGCATCCTCCATCCCCTTAAACATGGTTGACCCGAGGCTGCTTGTTTGTTTGCCTAAATCAGTTGCATTTTTGACATAATCCTGGAGGCTTGATTTAAACCCTCCCGCGGCAGTCGTATTGGAATAAATCTTGTTTTGCTCGAGGAGTTGGTTATTGATGCCGGTGATCTTGTCTTGTGATTCCTGTCGCAATGCGTTTGCTTCAGGGTCACTCCCCTTTATCGCGTCATATATCGATTTCTGCGCCGTGAGTTCCTGCTTAAGGAGTTCAATCCTCTGCAGCGCCGCCTCTCCTGTGGTGAGATCGTAATATTTCTCAGCTATATCTATTAGAGACTTCTGATTACTTATTTGCCCGATCGTGAAAGCTGCTTCCTGAGTAGCTCCCTTTAGAGCTGCATCGGCAATCTTCTTTTGCTCCATTTCCTCTTTAGCCCAATAAGCATCCATTGCCTCTTCGCTGCCCTTCATGGCGTTGGCAATCAGCTGCTGATTCTGAACACTCGATTCATCAAGTTTTTTCCGGATGGACGCTGCTTCTTCATAATCACCGTTCATTTCTGCCAACTGGGCCTGTATCTCCTGGTAGCCGCGGAGCTGGTCCGTGATCGCCTTTACTGCCTCATCATCATTCTTGACACGTGCGAGTGCCAGTTTGCTTTCTGCTTCAGTTACTGCCTTGGCCGCCTGCTCCTGCTTCAGGAGCGCCTCATGATAAGCAAGAGCATTCTGGCTATCGTTCTTGCTCTTGTCCGGCTTGAATCCTTTAACCTCGCTTGTCCGATCGGCAAGATCCTTCTTCTTGGCTGTCACCTCGGCCGAGAGCTCCTGCTCAACGAGTCTCTTTTTTGTGTCGAGGTATGTCTTTAGATCAGTCAACCCGAGTTCATAATTGTTCTTGTTGATTTCCAGCTCCATATCGGAAGCAGCTTTGACAATCGCTGCTTTTTCTTCTGCGAAAGCTTTTTCATATTGGAGATATTCTCTGTGAGCGGCTGTCCAATCATCCTTGGCTTTACTTTTCCCGAGGGTGGCTGGATCAATCTGGGAACCCGTAGGGGCGGCTGATGTTTTCGGTTTGATCATGTTCCCATTTTCGTCAAGCCCAACTTCTAGGTAAGCCATTTTCTGAAGCATTTTTTCTTTATCTTGGAAAAGCTTTTCATAGTCCATGTTCTTCTTAGCAGCTTCGTCAAACTCTTCTTTGGAGCCGAAAAGAGTGGCCAAAATCGGATGATCTTTCCTTGTTATGTTCATCGCAGAGCCGAGGCCTGCGCCAATCATATCAAGCTGAGTCTTGGCTCCTCCCAGCGTATCCATTAGACCGGCCAGACGGGTGACCTCGGCTTCCGCACTATGAAGGCCATGGATAAAACCATCCATCATCGCTTCGCCGTGCTCGGTAAACCAGGAAGCAAGTTTTACGAGTTCCGGCATTAATGCGCTGCCCACCTGGATTGCAAACGATTCCATGGTGAGGTGCAACTCATTCATAGCCTTCTTGTATGCGAGGCTCTTCTCGACACCTTCAGGGCCAACGATCAGATGAAGACGCTCGGCAGTATCCTGAGCTTCTTTCATTTCCTGAGGAGTTAGCCTTAGGATCTGCTGCAACTCTTTCCAGGAACGCCCATAAAGAGTCATGGCCATGACGTTGCGATCGGCTCCGGATTTTGTCTCGAGGAGTTTCTGATTGACGTTCGCCATGATCTGCGGCATGGGGAGGAGGTTGCCGTGAGCATCCTTGACGGTGATCCCGAATTGGTCAAACTTCTGGGTACCGGTGGAGAGAGTGCGGGAGAGTTTTAATGCGGCTGATTCTGCGGTATCGTTTGAAATGCCAAGGCCATGGAGAGCAACTGCGAGGACTGAAGCCTGCTCTGTGGACGTCCCCATTGTATTCGCCATTTTCATGGCTTCAAGGTTCCAATTTTCGGCGGAACTTACTAATTCTTTGAACGCGGCGCCGGCGGCTACTCCGGCGATCCCGGTCCCGATCTTTTCAATTACACCCTGGACGCCTTCAAAGGCCTCGGTCATCGAAACGGCGGTTTCCTGGGCTTGTTTAGACGCTTTGCCCATGTCGCTTTGGAATCTTGCGATGTCAGCTGAGAGGCTAACTACAAGATCTCCAAGTTGTCCGCTCATAGCCTACCTCTTAATCCCAAAAAGTTCACTTGCAATGCGCTTCGAGAGCTGCTCCGGAGTTTCAACCACTTCTGGTTCTTCTGGAATTTCAATGAAATCCATGAAATCAATTGGTTTAAATGGGTCGGGCTTCTTGTCTGGGTTTCTATTGATATTGGCCAGGAGAGCCTGAAGTTTCCCGCTGCGGAATTCCTCCCTGAATTCTCCGAATGGCTCGATGGATGCAAAGGCCATCCATTCAGAAAGTTGGCTGCTGCTCATTGTTGCAAGCAGATGATCAGGATGAGCAAAGCCCAGCGCTAAGGCTAGTCGGAAAGCGAAGATTCGCTCAGGCCGGGCTCGGAGTTTTTTACATCACCCTGGGTGGGACCATCTAATTTATTGAGCTCAGCAACCACCTTAAAAAGTCTCTGGAGAACTTTTGTTGATTTACCCCCTAGCATCTCTGCGTCGTCATCGGTGAAAATGCGTTTCCCTTCCTCATCGACAATGCATCTGACCAGGACCCGGGCCGCATAATTGACCATGGCATCGGTCCCCATTTTGGGGACCTGAGTTGGTTTGCCATCCTTCCCCGGGGGGCCATCAACGAATTCAATCTGACGCTCAGTATTGAAACGATCACGATCCAGCGCACTCATCTCCTGGAGGATTACCTGTGCGCCTTCTCCCCATTCGGGGACATCAACGGTTTCACGGCGTCGATCAGGAGCTGCAAGAATTGCTGTTTTATCAAGTATCACGTTATCTCCTTAGAATTTAGATACAAGATCCGGGCAAGTTGTTAGGTCGGGGCAAACGTAACGGCTCCCGTGATGCGGAGCTTGAAATCGCCCATGAGGATTCCATTGACCGCACCTTCAGGAACTTCCGGCCATTGGTTAATATATCCCGCGAAAGTAAAAGTGTTGGTGTTTGGAGCGATGATCTTGAACTGCATTGTCGAAGATGCCACAAAGGCGGCTTGGCACGCAGCCTGGCCCGGATCGGCAGCGACATATGCCACCGTCATGGAAAGATCGCCGTTGTCGACGAGGCCAGGGACATATTCAGCCGCAACACTGGAAAGGTTCGTGACCTCGATATCCTTTACCTTGGCGCCGGCAGGTTTGAAATCCTTTATCTCATTGATTTGGACCCAGGAGGTTGGGGTCGCTGTTCCTGCGCTGCCGTAGGCGGTAAAGGCTCGGGTATCGAGATTCACCACAAATTCGTTGGTTGTTGCAGCGATAACGTTGGCAGTAAGCCCGTTGATCTGAGTCATTCCGACGACTGAAGCAAATGTTACTTGGTCGCCGGGCAATAGGCCATGGGCTGAGCTCGTGACGTCCGCGCAATAAGCTTGAGAAATGTTTGTGATGGTTTTGGCCCCGGAGGTGCCGGAGCCGATCCAAATGGTACTTCCTTGGGCGGAGATTGCTTTACTTGACATGATGAAACTCCTTTCGCTCCTGTCTCCCGACGGTGCATTTGAGTTGTTATACCCAACGTTCGTTATTCATGCTTAACTCCAAACGCTGAAATCTACACTTTCCCTGAAGGTTTTAACTTCCTCGTCATAAAGATCGCGGAATGAAAGCTGTAAACAAGTGAAACTTGCTCCTTCCATAGCGGCTTGCACTGTTCCCAATAATGTCTTCACGCTGGAGTATGTGACATCATATATATCAACCTGGACGCGCCGGTTAGTGATCCCCATATCCCCCGACAGTGAATTCTCATTGACGGCCGAGATCACCTGATAAGTAATATAAGGTTTAATGTGAGAATCCGGAGCGACAAGAGGATAGCATCGGCCAGATACCAGAGGCCCAAGAACCGCCTGGATGCTCTCTTCGATCGTCATTGTCGTTTACCCACCATTCTTTTCCGCCTCTTTCTCGATCCTCTGAGCCAGGTAATCTCTGATTGCTTCTACTGCATCCATTTTCTTCGTGTCAAAACCTGGGCGCATAAAGGGATGTGCTGCCATCTTCTCAGTCCCGAATTCAACAAACTTCCAATAGTAGAGGTTGCGCTGCACGTATACCCAATAAGTAATCGGAACATCCCTTGACTTCCGCGGTGCCATCCTTACACGGATTCCCTTCTTGAGGGTCCCGGGGGCAATCCATGTCCCAAGTCTACCCTTCCCTGATTTCAAGAGGTGGGCCTCGGCAGATTCGGGACAAATTTGTTTCGCCTCTTTCTGAATGACTACCGCCCCAGCCCTGATTGCACTTCCCAGAATATTCTTTGCAATCCTGTCAGTGAATTGCTCGAGTTTTTTCTCAAGATCAGACAGACCGGTTATCGTAATTGTCCCTGAGAGAATGTCTGGCATAAGAATTAATGGTCCGCAAGGCCAATTGCACACATTAGCTGCATCTCCCGATGTCTCATTTCAACATCGATAACTGTCTTGATATCATAAAAACCACCTTCGTCTGACACTGCCCTAAGCCCCGAAACGACTCCAACAGAAGGCGTGATAACTGCAGGATTGTAGCGTATAGTGATGCGAGTGGTGACCTCTCTCTGTGCTGCTTGGGCAGCGAATAATTCGCGGCCATTCAATGGTTCGATAGCCGCAAATACGGTTATTAAATCTGACCAGGTTTCAACCTGTTGGCCAAAAGTATCCTGGGAAGTCCCTCGGGATTGAATCTTTACCCTATGTCTAAGTTCGCCCGCTTTCACCAGCCATATATCCTATAGCTTGCGAGGAGGCTATCCGCCATTGTCTCAACGTCGACCGAGGCTGCCCTGAGATCGATCCTCAATGTTTCGCGGGTCTCATAGAGGTTGGCAACATTCAAGAGCATCCACTGTCTTATCGCAGCCGGGATAGCCGGGGCAATCGGCGTGCTTACCACTTGCCAGTTTAAAACTGTTGTCGGCACTGTGCCGGCTGTTGTTGCTTCGATGCAAATATATAATGCCCCGAGATAAACAACATAAGCTCCAGCCACATATGCTACTGTCGGGTCAAAATAGCTGTAAGCAGGAGTGTAACCACATGTGAAATTGATCGTGACTGTAGCGATATCCTGCGCGGTTTCGGGCCAGTATGTATATATAATCGGGATCACCCTGGCCGGCTCATTCCCCATATCTGGGATCACTCGATATGCGGATGGATCGAGAGTTTGCAAAGTATCTGTGGTATCCAGATAAGTGATGGAGTCCAGAGAGATCAGTGGAGGTTTGGGGATCTCCAGCGGCTTTCTTCCCCAGGGGAACTTGTCTAGCACCATAGACCATTGCTGCGGGAGTAAAGCGCGCCTGGTCACATCCTCTGCTTTGCCGCGGATCGCCGATATGAACCCTTCGACAACTGATGTCTGGTCGGCAAGATATTCAGGATCAACCCGAATCTGCCCACAAACATCTGAGATCGTAAGCGGTTCATAAACCGGAGGAGTGATAAGCGATAGGCTCATTGGAAGATCCCATATCCCGTAACAGGTGTTGCAGAGGAATATGCTCGCTGACAAACACTCGTAATATTGGGATATCTGGCCACCGGCGAATTCATCCACTGGAAAAACTTATCCGAAATCGGATATGTCATTGATTCATTACCGTTATAAAACATTTTGAACCCGATAGTCGCACCGTTAGTAGTTGATGTCGCAACTACCCTAAGTTCCCAGCTGAGACGGCCGAGGGTTGAAAAGCATTTAAAGCCCTTTGTTCCGAGAGATGCGCTCCGGATCGTGTTAAATGCTCCTCCCTGTATCTTTTGCCCGTCAAAGTCTTTGCTTTGGATGGAATCGGAAATGGCCGGGACAGCGATTGCCAAGTATAGGATTATGATCAATATTTTCATCATCGGATTTCTCCTCTGCTGTTTCGGATGGGTCTACCACCGCGCATTCATGTTTTTGCTGAATCGCCTTTTCCCTCGGTCCGACAATAGCTTTTTCGATTTTACTTCTTCGATTCAGCATCGTCTTTTGCCTTGGAACTTGCCGATTTTGCGGTCGGGAAAGGATCAAGGTTGATTGCATGCATTGCATCAACTCTGGCCTTGGCCTCTTCCGGCTCGACATCCAGGATCTGCCCTTTAGACCAGTTCTTTTTTACGTCCGAACAGCAATTTGTTGTCAGCATTTTGATCTTCATGGCATTCCTCTTATGACGGGATAGTCGGGATGGTCCGGACGTTGGTTGACGTTACCTGGATAAATTCGGCAGATGATGCTGCAGCAACTGAAATTGCAGCGCTTGCCGACAGAGCATTGATGGTACCGGTCCCCTGCGGATAAACAGGACACGCAGCAGCGCTTGTATTGATGACCCATGTCACCTCACCGACAAGCATCGGAGGGAGAATGACTCCTTTGGTGGCATCGGCGCCAGTTACCGTGACGATATCAGAAGTGATGACGGCTGCGGTACTCTGGCTGTTCCCGGCGGCGGCCAATGTAGTAACGGCATGTGTTAAGTTACCGCCCTGCAGGATATTGAGTGTGCCCCCGATATTATCGACCGCACCACCCTGCTGTCGGTAGTTTTTGGTGTTGTTCGTTGTCATAGCTTCCTCCATATAGGGAGGCCGAGGCCTCCCCTGGGTTTAATTGTGAAACAAATCTTAGGTTTCGGCCGGCGACTGGAAGAAGTTGGTCCCGATGACAGAAGCATCCTGGGTTGAAGGCTTGAATTTACCCCTGTATTGGATGGCAACGATTCCCAGTATCACAGCGTTCTGGGTCGCAGGTGCTATATTGCACTGGATAAACTCTTTGTTCGGCTGAAAAATATCTACCAAGATGCAACTCTGTGTCATTGCGGCCATTCCCGCAGTTACAGCGAGCGGGGTAGTGCTGGCAGGAATTCGCGCCATGCCTGAAGTAGCATTTGCGGTATTTTCCTGAGCATACACGTCAAGAGTCCCACCCGCGATCAGGGTGCCAAGGCAGGCGATGAACATGACACCTTCATAATCCTGCATGTCAATGATGCTGGAGGTTCGCAGGGTGGTTCCAGCTGCGAAATACCCCAGGACCTGGGAAACTTTGCAATCTTTACTGAGATTCATAATATTGCTCCTTTTAAAGGCCCCTGAAATTAATCAGGGGCATCAAGAGTGATTGATTAGGATTGGGAGAGCGCGATCCTTGTGAATGCCTCAGGAAGCACCGGCATAGCATCCGTCGAAAGGCGTCCGATAAAGCCGATCTCGCTGGTTGTTTGGTAAAGCTCATTCAGCCGGATAAATTGGAGAGCCATCGAATCAGCGATCCAATAATGCGTGAAATCTGCAAACATGCCGATATAAGACCCGGCGGTGAATGTGTTGGGAGCATATTCGGACATGAGTAGCGGCCGGCCGAGGAGCATATCCGGCACATTCGGGGTATCGGAAAGGTTGAAGATATACTCCCCATCACCGGTTTTCAGCTGGGCAATCTGGGCGATTGCATTACGATGGAAGACCCATTTGGCCTTTGCCATGTATTGAGCCTTCAGATTGTATTTGGCGGCGATCAAGCCATCGGCGTTCAGAGTGGTTGTATTGCCGGTAGGCATGTAAATATCTTGGGTGGTGGGGATCCCGTCTGCGCTGGCGGTAAAAACGCCCAAGGGTTGAGATACGCCGTTACCTGTGAGATACGCCTTTTCCATCGCCACACCGAATTTGTATGCAAGACGGTCCATGATGATGGCTTCGGGGTCAAGTGCGGCATTGAGCAGGAGTTTGATACTGACCTTCACCAGTTTCGAAAGCATGTGGGGAGTCAGTTCACGTCTCCCGAAGGCGGTGCCAGCATCTTGAACTGTCGCCCCGATTTCTGAAGTCCAGGTCGGATCATCAACATCGGTTTCGAGGGATGGTGCACCGCAGCTTGCATTGTTAGCCAGCGGGATTACCGTAGCAAGGTCGCGGATGAAAACGAGGTTTTTGACGCGGACGATCAACTGATTGATGAATTCCATAGGCGCCAGAAGATAGCCACCCTGGGTGTCGCTGCCAGCGGTCAGGTCGCGTTTTTCTTCAGCCGACAGGCTATAAGGGCCGTCAAGGATGACTTTGCGGAACGCCTGCATGCGCTTTTCGTCGTTCGGGTCCACCTGACTACCGGAGCGATTTTCCGGAGTCTCAACGTTGCGGAGCCCGGAAGCTGCCAGCTCGCGCTCGGCGTCCTGGACGCGCTCTTCCGTCTCGATCTCGGCCTTGATGTTGACGGCTTCCGTCATGAACGCATCGACCTGTCTTTTTTCGTCCTCGGTTAGGGCCCTCTTCTCGGCATCCGCCTTGTCCAAAATGGCGCGGGCGTCGGCCACTGCTTTTCCGCGCTTATCGCGCAGCTCTTTCAGATTCTTCATTGTGTAGCTCCTTTCGCTCCGGCCTCACGGCGGTGCATTGTTCCGGAACGTCTCGCGACGTGCCCTTGGTTATGACGCAGCTTCCAACTCAAGCCTTAATTTATAGGTATCTAATTCCAGCTTCCGTGCCTCTTCCTTTTCTTTGGCAATCCGCGCCTCCTCTGCTTGCTCAAGCTCCCTTTGATGGTCCAGCATTGAGCGGACTGCGCACGAGGTTGAAGTATATGCAGGATAAGTCACTGGAGAAATGTCGTAAATCTTATCGAATTGCTGAATTGAGCGCCTCCACATCCCGCTTCCATCCGATTCTTTCTGCCATGTGTCTCCGCCATCCGCAACATTAAAACTGAATGAGCATTGATTGATGTCACCGCGCTTCATTGATATCATCAGATCCCGGGCTGCCTGTGTATCCGGAGGATCGATCTCGAAGGCGAGGCCTCGCTCATCTTCCTTCAGTCGTAAGGTGCCGGCCTTTGTGCGGCCAAGGACAAGATTCGGATCATGATTGATGAGGGCTCGAACATCAGAACAGGCAAGTGCTGCCCCGAAAGCTCCCGGGCTGATCGATTCCCGGAATCCACCCAGATCTTCGCTTTGACTATTGAAGAGAGCAGCATATCCTCTGATCGTAGGAGTCTTTTTGCCGTATCCAGGCTCGTCGACGCGGAGCTCGATGCTCAAGGTTCGTGTTTCGGGGTCGGCAGCCAGACTGCTTTTCTGCTTATCGCCATCAATTTTCTTCAGGAGCTCGCCAGCTGCGTCATAAATCTCGGTCGCACCCTCCTGGCCGGCACGTTGTCGAATCGCGATCAGCCCAGATCGGTAAACTTTACCGTCTTTGCCATAGGGATATCGATATCGCTCTTTCGTTTTCTCATCGGCCGAAGTGTCCTCGCCAAGGAACCAAAGCGCATATTCGGACCAGTTATCCGTGCCCAGGATCTTATTACCATCCTCGGCATCGAACGACCAGGATGAGGTCTTGTCGACCTTCCCCTCGGCGATCAGCGAACTTGCATGGCTCCGGCCCTTACTGTTAAACGATACTTTCATAATCGTTACCCCTCAATTTGCACGGCCAGATAACTGTTAATCCCGATTTGGCCGATCTGGGTTATATTGCCCTCGATGACGTTAAGATGATCGTCCTCTTCAATCAAAATCTTTTCCATCAGGTCCCGGGTACCGAAGTCCTTAAGCTTGACGGCCAAGTCGACTCCTTCAGTATAGCCTGCGATCGCCGTCAATTCTTTATCCTGGTCGTTGGCGAACATCTCCTCGACATCAGCACCAATATTCACGGCATGAATAATGGCCAGGTCCGGCGTACCATCGAGAAAGAGAATGCGGTCCAGAACCAAGCCGGCATGTCTCATCTCTGACTTTGCACGATCGAGAATATATGCGGCAAGCCGAGCATATCCCCAATTATCCAGCATTCCCGCGTGGGTAACATATTGAACGATGCCGGCGTGCTCATCCGCGAGCCTGGCATTCAACATGGCAATGATTTCCGGGTCACCCTTCATTTCTGGATCCTTTCCAAGACACGATCGCGGCAATTGCAGCTGCGCGCCATGCAATGCGTATAACTCCGCGGAGACGATCCCATTCAGGGAGATCCTCTCCGGTAATAAGCGATTTACCACCGGTGTTTACTCCATATGCTTCATAAGCTGCTTTTGATGCCTGCTCAAGCCGACTGGCCATCAATAGCTCCTGGATGTTTAGCTTTGGGGACTGCATTGATACCCGCCATCTCCAGAGGAATCATATTTGACATAATGTAGTGTTTGGTTCCGGACCCATCCGCGATCGGGCTTTCGCCTTCCTTTGCCCTGATCTCATCGGGGCTAATCGAAGCAACACCGAAACGTGCAGTGTAATAAGCCGCCCTGCCGGCCATGTCCCCACGGAGCATTTCGTCAACATTGAATGCCGCTCGATAGATACCCATCTCTGAAGGATAAAAGAGATCCCTCTGGATCGCCTGTTCCCAGGAAACGAAATGTGGTTGCATCGTATGAGTGATAAAAGATGCGACAAACTGTTCAGCCGAAGCATATGTGCTTGCCTTGTCTCCGGAATGCCCTATCAGCACAAGCGGCACCGAGAAGATCCGGGCAATATCCTCAACCTGGAAAGCGCGGGTTTCGAGAAACTGTGCATCCTCAGAAGTCATGGACAATGTGCTGATGTCCATTCCTTCCTCAAGAATGATTGTTTTGTTAGAATTCCGCACGCCTTGAAACTCTGACCCCAAAGACGATTTGAGCCGGTCATAAGCATCTTTGCTCAACTTATTCGGGTGCCGGAATGCTTTACTGATCTGCGCACCATTGGAAAATACCCGGGCGCCGTGTTCTTCAGTCGCCATCGCAAGGCCGATAGCTTCACGGAGTTTCTTTATTGGGTTAATCCCAACAATTCCGTTTGTAGACAAGCCCGTAACATGGAAAACTTCAGACTGCAGAAGGATCTCCATGTTTGCGTTGATGGGGAAATACTGGAAGAAAAGCTTCGAGCCAGGAGGAGGAGGGGGTGAATTATCGTACATATAATATGTAACGCCATTGGGAGTGATGACGAATGGCCATACTCTGTCAGGATGCATTGGGACCAGCTCGTTGATGCCACGCCCTGGAGCTGAAACAATCCGTGCATACCCATTCCCCCTCAAAAGTACATGAGCCTGCATCATTAATCGGAAATCGTATGCGGTTTGCCACCGGTTCGATTGATACCGCAGCTGTTTGTAAAGCCGATGGGATTTAGCGATCTCATGACCTCCGCCAGGGAGATCATGCATAGTAAGAAGGGGAAGCATGGCAAGTGTCTGACTGATCCGGTTTACGCACGCAAAAACGGTAGACACTCGCAATGCTGTATCAGAAGATACATCCTGGACACTTGCTGTAGAAGGACCACCCCAAAAAGCTGCGAGTGCGGGATCCCCGGGAGACAAACCGATGATATCCGCACTCGCCCTTTTTTCAAACGCCCTGCTGAGGTATCCCATTTACCCTCCGCCTCCCGACGGTGGTTACTGCACCTGGCCTTTCTTAACAGTTTTTGCGCTGGCCATGAATATACTGGCCGCAAGAACCAAAATACCTACAACAATAAACATCAACCAAATCTGGATGAGCCAACAGCCGTACCCGATTGAGGCAACAGCGAGGATAGCTAAAATGTCGGGCAGGTCCGGCAGCTCAATTTTGCTTACGATTTGAGATAAAATCATAAAATTCCTTTCTTGTCAAGTGAATAATCATTCTTAATGAATGATTTAGACGGTAAGAACTCCCCTTTTTTCGTAAACGCTTCCTCCTTCTCCTTCCTGGACAATCCAACGGCCCAGGGCCATGATGATCGCAACAACCAGGTCAATCTTATTCTCCTCCCTCTCTTTCCTCGGGAATACATTATCGTTGGCGTCGACCTTGGCCACAACATTACTGAACATCCATTTCAAGACGGGGTTACCGTCAAAGTGAAACTGCTTCGCCCTGATCAGAGCATCGAGCTCCTTCATCGGCGCCGAGTGATTTTTGACATTCTGAGGGACCTCAACCATGTTTATTCCCTCCGCCATCATCCTCAGGCCGAATTGGGCGGCATTCCATGGGTCGAAAGCTTCCTCCAGGATTGCAAACTGATGTGCCCATTCCAGATTGTCCTTTTCAATCTGCTCATAATCTATGATGTTGCCCGAGGTGACAGTCAGAAGACCGGCGTTCGCCCATCCTTGATATTGTTTATTCTTGGGATCCCATGCGGTCTCTTCCGGAATATATGGTTTAGCGAAAGCATAATAATGCATCTTGCCTTCAAGCTCTCGCCGGAAGAGAGAGACCAGGCCGGAGATATCAATCTTGCTGCCGATGTCCAGAGATGCCATGCATTCAGCACCATTGAAATCCTCGATAGAGAGCGATCGATCAATACAGGCCTCAAGACTTTGCATGTTGAAATAAGCAGCGGAAGCGCTACACCAAATATCAAGATGCTTAGTTTTGAAATTGTTCTGAAGGTGTGCAGATTGAATTGCCTTGCGCTGTTCAGCAAGTAGAAACTCATCAGAGACAGATACCCCATAATTCGGGTTTGCCTTTTGTAAAGCCTCCGGAGTGGTCCAATCGTCCTCCGGATCGAGGGTGTAGATTATCCCGAATACGTCAGGACCGTCGTATGTCCCCTCGAGGACCTTGATTACATCGCTTCTCTTTGCATAGCAGGGACCCCCGAGATTCACTCCTGCGGTGGTAATGATGAGAACAAGAGGTTGGGTCCTGGCCCCCATGCCGGTGAGCATGGTTGAATAGAGATCGTCAGTATCGTGTTCATGGAATTCGTCAATCAAAGCGCATGATGGTGATGCGCCATCCCCGGGTTTGCCTATGATCGGCTCGAACCTAGACATGTCGGCTGGCCGATTGAGAGTTTTTGCATTCACCTGGATCCCGAAGTGCTCGCGCATTTCATTCTCACGCTGGGCCATGAGCTTGGCCGGCCGGAATACTTCCCATGCCTGTTTCTCGGTCGATGCTCCACTATATACCTCTGCGCCATTCTCATCATCTGCAACAAACATATACAGCCCAACCCCGGAGCCGATAATGCTATTATGTGTCGTTATCAACGAAGTTCCAGCCAAATAAAGGCCACCTTCAACCTCAATACAGTTCACAATCCGTTCACCAACCGGTTTGACATCAATTATAGTTCGCGCCGCGGATCTCCTCTTGCCCTTACCAATTATCATTTGGCGTTTTCTTTTCCTATAGACGTTGGCTAAGGGCTCTTCGTCTTTAGCGAAAAAACACACTCTGTATACGACTCCACAATCTCTCCCTTTTATTTTGGCCATCTTAACGCAAATAGTCGGTTTCATACCAAGTGTGCAAATTAACTGTGCTATATCTTCGGCAAGGGCCTTATATTTAGAAATTATTTCTACCTGTCCGCGTATAGTAATATGCCCATCAGTATCAATCAGACCTCTCAATACTTCCAGGCGCTGCATTCGGGACGCGCGCATATATTCAACAGGTATTCGCTTATTCTGGATAAGACCAAGTTTACGGAATTTGGAAGCAAGACAAACATCTCTGGCTTTTTGTGAACGGTCGCCATCGCTTAAAGCATAAGAAATTGCTTTTCCCTTCCTACCCATTATCCGAGATGGGATGCCTTCAGCGTTGATATGGGCAATAATTTCAGCATCAGGACATGTTATCATGGCTGAACGACTCGTTCCATCACCAAGCCATGCACCGAGAGTATATGGGGGAACTATGAGATTTAAATCTGGTAAATCAAGAGGTTCACTCGTTCGGATACGGTGAACAAAATCTTTACGGTTCCCTCCGCGCAAAGTTTCCGCAATCTCCCGAGTATTAACAACAGGGAGAGGTCGACCGTCACGAAATCCGCGTGGCCTTTTGGTGAACCATGTCCTATCGGTCTCCCACTCATGGAGCTCATGAGCCAAGATCTCCTCACCACATGAGAATTTGACCATCATGCATTGGCCAGGATAATGCTTTGTAACCCCTGTCACCTTTATAGGTTTTCCTTTCGGATTAAAAACATAATCTCCTGGTACAAGATCCCCATGGCACTTCCACCCTTCGGGAGTAGCAATCAAAGTTTTGATGTCAAGGGCCTTCCCATTCTTTCTTGGAACTTCAATGTATGCTTCCCGGAATCGCCGATTACCGTCGGATTTCTTCACCCATCCAAAGATTGTGGTGAATACAAAACATTGCCAGGCCTCGAGCCGGATCGACTCTTCCCTGGATGCCCAGATCCCTTTTGTATGGGGAAGGTTTTCAAGAAACTTGCAAATTCGTTCAGCCTTGATCTCATCAAAACGATAGAGGAACACGGCGCTTTTTGACGCTTTTAAATCATCGAGCTGGCGTTGGCATGCGCGCCTAACATATTCACATGCCAGAATAACCCCATTTAATATGTCTGAAATGTACTGATTTGCAGCATCAATATGAGGTGTTTCCGATTTCGGATTTTTCTTAGCTTTTGCCATCAAAATTCCCTTCAAACAATCCGATCTGTTTCCAAATTCCTACTTTGATTTCCTTTGCTCTACACTTTGGGCCCTTCCGGCGCCGGATGCTTTCAGGATCCTTTAGGCGTCTGTTGCAGAGAAGGCATCGGGTCATATCGCCCACTTACCTTTTTTGTCCGGCTCTTTCTTTTTCTTGGAAGATACACGAGTACGACTCGCCGGTGTGAGCCCGAACTCCACCAAAAACTTATGGGCCATCAGCCTGGCATCTTTACTCTCCTTCATCCACATTGATAAATTTTGACGCTCCTTTGAATCCTTAGGTGAACGGCCGATCCTGTTGATCATATTCCCGGCTTTTACAAAATCTCCCCAGCTCTGGCAATACATTGCGAATGCAGCCATGTCGATTTTGGAAATGAGCCCCATTTCCTCGAGGATAGGCGCCATCCTATTCCATTCAACCTTGGCCTCATAAGAAAGGTGATGTGGGATCTCCGGGATCTCTGTTTCTGGATCCGGCTCGTCCGGATTCGTCCTGCAGGGTTGATCGGTCCCTTTGATGATTTTTAACTTTGTTGGGACTCTTGGCCTTCCCATGGCTTACTCCTTTTCAAAGTTTTGCACGCGTAAAAATTTTATTCCATGCGCGGTCATGGCCGGATCGACTCTTGACATTGCGACCACCCTGGTGGGGTTATAATCCTATCAAATAAATTCAATTGGCCCCCATTATTATGATTATTTTTTTGTTGGTTACAACGTTTGCAAGAACATTGTACGTTACTATTCGTGCCACTTACCCATTAAGTTTATTCCTTATTCCCGAATCCCTGATCTTCTCTTGCTGTCTTCGCCGAATGGCATGAATGGCAAAGTGATTGGTGATTATTCGGATCCCAGAACAGTGGATCATTCTTCCCTCTTACTGCTACGATATGGTCAACGTGTCCACCATGTTCAACGCTGGTTAGTATTCCGTTCCTTAGGCATTCAACACAGAGCGGGTAATCAATCCGGTACTGTTTCGAGTATGCGGTCCATCTAGCATCATATCCCCTGCTTGCTGCGGTCCCACGTTGCTGATCATACGATTTGCGCAAATTCGCAAACTGATTTGTTTGCTTGACCATATGAGCTTCACATCTCCCTGATGTAACGAGTTCTGGGCATCCGGGATGAGAACATGGTCGTTTCGGTCGGATCGGCATTGTTTAATCATTCCTTATGAATGAACAAATTATTACTTTTCTGACTTAAAGTCAAAAATAAAGCTGCATCCCTTGCATTCACGCTTATCGTTGTTTTCCCCTGTCAATTTAGTCCCTGATCCACACTTTGGACAACGTGGAACCATTTCTTTCTTATCTTCAGCAGGATTAACCTGCTCATCTTCCCATCGTCGAGCGGTGATCCAACCTTGTGCCATTTTAGGAATAAGCGATTGGCGGATTAATTCTGAACGCCCTTTAGCTTCGTTTTTTGCTGCCTCAACGATGTTAGCGACCAAGGTCATCGTAAGCTGGGGAATGTCAAGCCATGCGTCAATTGCCTCTGCTCTCCCTTTCTTGTAATCAAACGCTTCCCAGAAAAGAATGAAGCTTTCCAACCGTTTGCCTTCGATTTTCCTTCTTTTTTTAGAAATCCACTCGCCTGATTCGAATTCTTCACCGGCAGGTGAAGAAAGGTCTGTTTCTTTTGTAGTAGTTTCTTTTGTAGTAGTTTCTTTTGTGGGTGCCTTTTTTGGCAACGACGCATTGCCTTTTTCGGCAACTTCTATTGCCTTTTTTGGCAACGTTGCCTTTTTTGGCAACGCTTCCCATTCAGAATAATGCTTGTTAATTTGATAGGTTGTTATTACTTTGTTGCCTTTTTCGGCAATGATTAATTTCATTTCTACAAGCTTCTTGATCGCCCTGATTACATGCTGTTTCGATATGCCCGTCTCTTGGAATTGTGATAATGCGATCATATCCTGCTTCTTTCCATATCCGAATGTTTTACGTAGAATCAGCAGGAAAATCTGCATTGATTCTCCTGGGATTCGGATTTTCCATAATGCGTCAAGAAGTTCGTTAGCTATTCGGGTAAACCCGTCCTCACATTGCGGCCCCACAATCAACCCCCATGAAAACATTAAATAAATTGCAGATGTGAGATTATTAAAAAACCGCTAACGTCTCCTCCGCTTCGATTAAATCATGAAGATCGACGACCTTATCCTCAATTTCCTGGAGTTGTTCCTTGATGGCACAGACACTGCCAAGAAGAGATTCATGTATCTCTTTCAGCGCTGAAAGATTTGATATCGGAGCAGTCAACATGGTTTCTCCTTTTGGATTTAATAGTTATACGCCAATCATTCCCACGCCGAATCATCGATTATGGGCATTATTGCCGTTACCTGAGCTGCGTTGAGATCGTTCGGCAATTCCTTGAGTTTTACTTTGTGGAATTCCAACTTGCAATCTTCCTCCAGAAGCTCCGTGAATTCTTCCAGTTGTTTCAGGTGGGTATCGATTGCTTCTTGATGCTCTGCTTGGAGAAGTGCTATTTCAGCATCGAATTTAACACGATTTTCGCCGGTTATGATGAAATTATTGTTCTCTTGCTTGGGCGATTCATCTTCATTTTTATCTGCATATTGCTTGGCAAGCTCGATCCGCTTTGAATCATATTCCGTATAACCAAGTTTAGGATCCCGCAGTTTCTGGATCAGTTTAAGCTCTGATATAACCAAATTAAGGTTCTTGGCCACAGCATAGGCAAATTTGAGCCCCGGAAGATTGGTTACCTGATTTAGCCCTTGATGAAGCGAGAACAACTCCTTGTTTTTCATTCGGGAATCCTTTCATAGTTTAGGGGTGGGGAACCAAAAAGAGGGGAGGGTCTCTCCCCTCTTCGCTTCAGAATAATCAATAATTTCTATGATGTCGTAGAAGTCTCCGGCGCAGTTGGAGCTGGCGTCGTTGCAGGTGCCGGAGTTGTAGTGGGCAATGCCGCCTCAACCGTGTTTGACATGGCCTCAACCGTCGCGTCCATAGTTGCCAGATCAGAATCGGCAAGGGGTTGGCCAGCCTGTAGGGTACTAATCGTTCCTTGAAGTGTAGTGATCTGCCCTTGGAGAGTTGAAATTAGCGTAGAGATCTGCGACTGAAGTGTCGAAAGATCCTGAGAGAGTTTCTGTGCTGCAGCATCCATATGTTTCCCCTTAATAAATGGTTGTAAAGCTTGGGTTAGGTTTGTCATTGCCTGGTTGACATTGTTAATTGCCTGAAGGGTTGATAATGGTGGTGGAGTTATCGCAATGTTTGTTTACCTCCTTTCTGGTTAAAATGTCACAACGTAGGTCAATGTCGCAGCGGACAACCAGTAAATGACTTTTCTCCATTCCTGGAATCCGTGTTGGCAATAGCCGATCGCCGCGAGAACGTCCATGACGATCAGTAAAACCGGGAAAAACTTAGTTGACAGCATTCGCAACTTTCCTTAGCTTCCCTTCTAGGAGCATCTCGATTAGGGAGATGATGTCTGTAAATGTAATTCCCCTTTCGTCTAATTTAACCTGCAAATGACGCGGGATTGAGAGCGCCACTCCGTCAAGTAAAGCCTCGAGCCCATTCTTTCCTTCGTTGGCCGGCGCCGGGTTCCTCTCTCTCTCTCTCTCTCTCTCTCTCTTCCGTCTCTGGCTTTTTAGTCGTCTTTTCCTTAGATTTATACGGATATGGTGGCTTACCGTGTTTCTCTTGGAAATGGGTATAACAACGCCGATCTTTTATGGTGTATTTCCCACAGTTTTCTACCTCACATTTTCTACCCACTTTTCTCTCCCTTTCTTTAATTTGTAAAGGCTTTGCCATCTTTTCTGGATATTGTTTATTTAATAAATTCAAGCGTTTCCACCCAGATTGCTTATCAAGAGGTTGAGGTATTAGGCTTCCATCTTTTTGTTTACAATCCTGGCAAACAAACATCTCACGCTTCTGATTTTTGGAGCATTGCAGAAGGGTTATCTGAGCACGTAATGCTATGCATTCGAAAGTGTTTGCCTGCTTAAAAGCGGCAATTTGTTCTGCTTCCGTCATTATCCCTTATCCTTATATTCGGGCTTTAAAGTATAAGTGCCAGGACCGTCTTTGATCAATTTGGCGGTTGCCGCCTTAGGGTTGGTGGCAGCAAGACTGTCTTGGAACTCCTCGGCGGTAAATCCAACAGGGACGTTGTATTCCCTGCCTTCAAATTTAATTGTGATATCGGTTTTCTCTGTCATCGTTTTCACTCCTCATATTGGTTGGGTCAAAATGCGCTTAATTCCTCTTTCACATCTCCAGAAGTGAGAGAGGATGCCGATGCTTTACCTGCAGGCTGAGCTGTCCGAGTTGCTTCACGTGTTTGTTTTTCAATTTCTGCTATTAAAGCTATGCGATCAGCATCCGGAAGTGAGCCAAGGGAAACCTTTTCTGTGCTGAATTCATCACCCACAGAAACGGTGCGCGTGATCTGCTCCGGAAGGCGAATTAGACCGGGGACAAGCTGGGCCGGATCGATCTTGAAATGGTGTGCGATTTGAATCCTAATTTCTGCCATTGGTCTATCTCCTTTAGTGGTTAACGTGATAGATAATCTCGAGTGATAAATTCCGGCGCCATCCATCCCTTCGAGATATTAAAATAAATGGCCGGGGTTGTTAGATCACCTTTGATCAGAAGTTGGTGAAGAATTGTAAGCCCTGCAGCGGCCGCCCATTCGTTCGCGAAGACTCCTTGTTCAGCGAAGGGTGTATCGGCGCAGGAGGGCGCCTTTTTCTTTGGAGTTTTCAGTTTGGACATACCGAAAGCAAGGAAAGGGCTTGGGAGGTTTCCTACAGTTGGCTTTTTCTCCCAATCATTTACTTCGACCGAAAGAAGCTTCAGATCCTCTGTTGTCCCATAAAGCGCCTGACCCGTCTCAACTCCATTCCCTAAGTCGAGCCATGGCCCCAGTCCTTTGCATGGTTTTCTTGCGGCTACCGTGTCGACGCAAGTGATGGTCAGCCGGTTATGATCGTATCCCGTGACCACTTTCCCGGCTGCCCATGTAGACGTCGGAACGGTCTGAAAAGGAGGATTTCCTTTTAGCAAGTCCTCACCCTTTCCCTTGACGAAAGCCCAGGCGATACCATATTGCTGGTTTAGTCTGGACGTCAGCGCTTCAGCTTTTCCCTGGCCGATCTCCCAGGGATGGAAGTTCTGCCGTGCGCAGTTCTTCTCTTCCACTATATCGGGATCCACGATGAGGACCTCGATATCAAGATGGTAGCCCGCGACCATCTTGGCGAGTCCCTGGGCAAGATAACTTCCGGTACCACCAGCGCCGATGATGAGTATTCTCTGGAATTGTAGTGCGATATGACTCTTCCTGTTTTGCGACTTCATTTGAGGATATCCCTCCCCTTCCCAATCTGTTTCAATGTGTTAAGCGGACATGTCCCATTGTACTTTTTCACATAATCATGGAAGGGGATCTTCTCCAGTCCAACAATGTGATTGTGGTGATTAAATGGTGTGTCGAAGATGGTCTTTTCAACCGCCGCGCGGATATTGCCACCAATTGTTTTTTCAGTGCTACCAAGACAAAGAGAGGGACCCGTGAGATTGGGTAGCGGCAATTCATATAGGACGCTAGCGGGAGAGACACTCTTCTTTGCCAGACCCCACATCCGGATTGCAGATATCTTCTGGAGTGATCGATCAATTCCTGCCTCGATAGCGATCGCCGGAAGTGTAACGGCGATCGTGAGAAGTTTTTTCGACTTGCGATAAAGAAGATTGCGCGGACCGGATGGAAGTATAAAAAGGTAGTTTTCTAGACACGCTCCACTTTTCATCCATATAAGTCCAGGGAAAGGTCGGAAAGTCACATCCGAGCTGACGAACGCCATAAGCTGTTCGGGAGTTATTATGAATCGCTTCTCAGCTCCTCCGGGTGTGAATTCTGAAAGGATTATCTCTTCCTCAAATATTGCTATCCCAAATAATTGTTTTTGCACATTATTCGCGGGGCTCAAATTGCACCTACCTTAATTCTTTGAAGAAGGGTCTGACTTTTGGGACTTATCCATTTAACCAGACGTTTATTGTTTGATTTTCGCCATACCTCGCATAGCTCGTGTATGAAGATTTCTACTAAACCACCTTCATTCCATTCAAATTGATATGGATCAGGCATGGCGTTGATTAGTTCGCAAAACGCTTCCGCATAAGAAATCCCAAATTCGATATCTTCTTTGCGCGTGATATCAAATTCAGTGCCCATTCCTCCATCCGAGACAATAGGCCAATCGTTTTCCATATGTTCCGGGAAATGCTGGCATAGTGATGCGAAGAAATTTTCATACCAGTTGAATAATTTCCAGAGGTCATATGACTTTCCCCCTGGGAATTTTGTATAGACGTGGAGTAATTCCTCGAAACCTATCTGTTCAATAAGGGAAACGTCCTTCGGATGAAGCTCAAAATGTGAATCATCACCATTCCGATCCTGCTCCTCGAAAAAATAAGTGAGGTGGCCGGCGATTGATTCGGCTCCGCTGAGAAACGCCATTACTGTAGCTGCCGCTTCATCATCATAGACGTAATGAGGAACCATCAATTGAAAGTGGCTTAGGTTTGAAATGGAATTGCAGTGCATCACGTCTTCAAGCAACATCCCGAGAGGATGGTAGTCAGCGAGCTCGCTGCAAAGAGGCCCAAGAAATTCCTCAATACCAATGTCTGAAAAAGCGCAATCCAAAAGGCGCGGATCTACCCCATCCTTCGTTTGGTAATAATCCCAGATAGCCTGAGTGGATTGAAACAGCCCTCGGTCCAAAACAAGAGGAGAAGGGATGATGGGCCTGGGTGGGGGCAGTGGGCGCTTACTCATACGGGGCGACGGATTGAATTTTGGACCTCTTCGGATAATCCCTCTTCCAAAATGAGGTACGTTTCCCACATTGAGGTCGATTCCCGGGAAGGTTTCCTCCCACGGGCGAAGAAGGTCAGCAATATTGTTGACAGTCTGGAATAAAGCTCCATCTGGAGCGCTTTTCAGCCCTCCTTCTTCCAATGCGTTTTTTATACGGTGGGTAATGATGGAAATGTCCATATTATTTACCGAGGACTTCGGCCGGGACTCTTCCCTTGAGTTGCATTCCACTCTTCATGATGATATCGATCAGGTGCTCTTTCTTGAGAGACAGAAGGGCTTTACCCCTGAAATGTTTCTTTCGATACGCCTGGGTCTTTTCATCCTTCCAGATCCCCACACTTGATTCTTCGCCGATTCTGACGATCTCGCTTTTATTTAGAGACTCTAGGTATTCTTTAGTCAATGTCCATTCCTGGACAAGGCTTATCCCGAAATTGTCTGCAACTATACGCCGGACTGCCGGCGAAACCGAATGATGAAGAATGTGTTTAACTGCCGCAGAACGCAATGTTTCGTGAAGATGCTCTTCGGGGAGATCATCAAATATCTTTTTGGCAAAATCATCAGATTTGCAATCAGTCGCAATTCCTTCCTTTATTCCAATGAGTTCTCTGGAGGCTGAAGAAGCAAGAGCAAGGGAAAGAATTATGAGACGCCGGACTTGATTGTTGTTAGGAGCGCATGCATTGATCTTCTCCCACAGAACATCTTGGAAAAAGCTTTCGCGATATCTTTCGCCACGTGGACCATTAAAAACAGGTCCTGTCTCTTCAAGAGGAGAGTTTTTTGAAGGGGCTTTCTTTTTCCCGTGCTGCTCCAGGATTTGTTTTGCCGCGGCAGGCGTTTCACTTTTCCCTTGCTTTGTTTCAGGTCCGGGTTCTTTCGTCTCAGTTTCTGCCGCTTTCGTTTCTTTTTCCTTGGGTGCTGCGGCCGCTTCTCGATATAATTCCTCGAAGCATGCGACGGGCCCCGTACAGCTGCGCGCATACCCTCCAACCACGGTGCCATTTAAGCGAAGAATACTCACAAATCTATCGCAATCCAGGCAACGAGTTGCCGCGTTCTCGAAAACGATTGCCTCGCAACGGTCCTGGCCAAGTCGGTGACCGAAACGATATCCGCGAGTACCATATGCCTCAGCTGCTTTACTCTTTATCCAATTCTCTGTGAAGAAATTCCCCTGTTTTGCTTCATAACATTGAGCATTCCCGCATTTCCCCCCTTGTGCTGAATCAGCAAAGAGACCACTCTGCACCGCGCCGTTGAAGTGGCAGATCTGGCATTCTTCTTTATCAAAAAAAGCCCGGTCGAGATCAGGAGAAATGGTGCCGATGCGTTCGGCTAGTTCCCGGGTAGAGAGTTTCAGGCGTATGCATGCGGTGAGAAGATCCAGGATCTGAGTGCGATCATCGAGACGAGTGAACATCTCGGCGTGGGATTGAGTTATCTTGCCGTCTTTCCATGCGGAAAGCGCCTCATCTGGCAAATCAAGAATGCGGACTTGGCGGCGAATGGCATGTGGTGGTATCCCGGTGCGCATCGAGAGCTCTGTCACACTCTCGCCGGCATTGCCATGTCTCTCAAGATAAGTGCGGAAGGCCTGGGCCGTCTCAAAGGGGGTAAGATCATCCCGTTGTAGGTTTTCAATCAGCATCAGGTCGAAAGCGTCGTCTTCTGAGATTTCCCGCACCATACAGGGAAGTTCATATTCATATTGTTCAATGCCTAACTCTTCGGCCGCTTGACATGCCGCGCGGTAACGGCGCTCACCTGCGATGATTTCAAACCCTCCCTCAATTGGGCGAACAAGAAGAGGTTCAATCACACCTTTTCCCTTCACTGATATCACCAGCTCATCGAATCGTGCTTGGCGCTGTTGGGTCATATTTTCAGTGAATCGCCTGGCATTGTAGTTATTAATTGCTAGGTTACATAATGGGATGAAGGCAAAATTTGCATCAGGTTTAATTGTTTTCGCGTCAGGACTGTCCATTTTTATCCTCTCGATTTTAATAATCTTCAGCTTTTTCTTTGGCCAAATCGCGACAAGTGAAGCAGACTGTCTTGCGGAGGTTAACGGCCCAAAAATCTGCCTCTTTATGGTTGCGGCAGTAAAGGGTGTGTTTTTCAGTGTGGCCACAACGGTGTGTGATAAATCTTTGGTACTCGTATCTCATCTAACCCCTCTTGATGCATTTGTCATAAACTTCATTAATTCTGATGATTAATGATTCAATGTCTCTTTTGCCCCAGAATGAATCCCTTCCCATCTCTCCGAATTTTTCGTGGCATCCCTTCCCGCGGATTGTGAAGCAGCATAGAGGAAGCGCTCGGCGATCACTAGTTTTGCTTCCCTTCGCCCCATGACCTTTTGCGGGTTGGTGGTGTGCTACAATTCCCTGGCGCTTGCCATTATCATCAAGCCAACCAACGGCACCGCATTTTGCGCAGGGGAGGAAGATGATCCAATCAAGGAAATCTTGGTCTCGTTCAGGAAGCTCCTTGAAGAGCGATTGAACAAGTGTCATGATGGCTCAAGCAACTCGACGGTTGCGGCCATTATCCACATCTGCAAGATTGGTTTTTCCTTTTGTTCTTTCATAAGTTTAATCATGACTTCGAGTTCACTTTCCCCGGATTGTTTTATGATCATCTTGATAGCGGTTTGGATTTCTGATATTCTTTGCTCAAATTTATCCGGGAATAGTGCTTTCAAGGAACCCCTCGCATCATATAATTTCGCAACCATTTGAATTTTGTTCATTTACCGTAAACCTCTTTTACAAAATTAATTGCTTCATGTGCTCCTTTACATACACCCACAATCCAGCCGAATGATTGGAGCAATGCAATCCATCCTTCTTGTTCTTCGGATACAACGCCACCTTTTAACCTCTTAAGCTCCACTACCACTCCCGGGGCACCTTTAGTTGGACGCAAAATGAAGTTATCAGGAACTCCTCTTTTCACTCCCTGGGCTTTCAATTTGCCTGCAACAGCCTTGCTTCTTTTCCCTCCATTTGGGACATGAAACCATTCTCCGTGAAAGTAAAGATCGAGATATTGAGCGAATGCTATCTGCTCGGCTTCCTCTGTTTCTACCCTCATCCCATCTTTGGACGAAACCGCTCTAGTTTCTGACGGTTTCGCCCGATCTTTTGCTAAGCAACCGATTCTACAAGATTTGCATGTTGGGTGATCTAGGCTAAATTCTCTGCCAACAGGGCAAAGATTTGAATCGAAGCTGGGCTTTCCCATTACGCCTTTCCGCCAGGGAATTTAACCGTATTGAGACTGTTGCTCATATCCAGATGAAGCTGCTCCGGGCAATGCTCAAATGCCACTCCCTTACCCTTCTCTTTGCCGATGTAAAACATTGTTGAGCAGCCATGAACTGGCTGAAGCTTGGAGGAGCATGTGACATCTACTTTCGCAGTCGCTCCATCCGGGGAAGGCTCAATCCTCACCTTTAAAGTGATTTCCCTTCTCCCTTCACTCGAGTTGGGATCTATGATGTTGTCAAGAACGCGCTGGAGCTCTTCGTCAAACCTTTCAATAGCTCCCCCTCGAGCCAGGCCGAGCAGGGAAACCTTGTCTTCTTCTCCAAATCCGCTCATTTCTTTTTTCCTTTCAATTGGTTTTTGCTCCCATCAATCGCATAAGGGAAAGCTATGTGCTGATACTCTTTGCCTCTTTCGCAATCAGTGCAGGATCTGCATCTTGTGTTAAGAGGGTTAAAGGTCAATCGTCCAACTGGGCAATGGATGATGTGTGCCATTTAAAACTGGCCTTGATCATCGTCATAATCATAACGAGCTGTCCAGTCGCGATCTGCCAATATCTTCATGTGGGCCTTGTCTTCAGGCGTCCATTCGCTCACGGGTTTTAACCGGATTTCCTCAGCTTTCTGGTAAAACTTTTCCTTTTGCCATGCCAGGTTGCCGGCCGCTTCCGATTTGGCAACTTTGTATTGCCTCACTGCATTATCTGCTAATCGATGAGCGGCCTTCCTCATTTCGTTAACTTCTGAAAGTGTCATGTCTTGATCACTGGAAAGGGCGATCTCGAAATGACAATAATCGTATGACAACATCACTTTTACGCTTGCGTTCATATCTCCATCCTTTTAATTGAGATTCCTCTTACCGCGCCGCCAGGGGACGCGACTGACGGCGCGGCTGCTCTGCCCGCATGCAGGAGGGTGCTTTCGGGGGATTTTGCAGAACATATTGTGATCTGATTTCTTCTGCTGATTTTATATAAACGGCTCCGTCCAGGACTGCTTCAAGCGAACGTGAACCATTGCAATGTTTCATATATCCCAGAAAGCTCATTATGCTGGAACGAATCCGGTCTAGCCCGATCATTCCTTTCCCATAGAGATCAGCGAGATGCTTAAATCTTTTCCTAGCGCATTTAACAGTGCGTTTGCGAGGCTTTGTATGACCGGGCCAGATCCTGTAACCGCAGAAATCAATGGCATGGCATGACGTTTCGCCAGATTTGAATATTGAGGTTTTGGGATTCAAGGAAAGATGAAGGCGATCGGTAATGAATGATTCAATGTCTGCAAGAAGCTTTCTGAGATATTCCTTGTCCGGGTGAACTACAAGGAAATCATCCATATAGCGAGCATACATTTTCACGCCCAGGGTGTCTTTTATATAATGGTCTAGGGAGTCCATGTAGACATTCGCGAATAATTGGCTTGTCAGCGCGCCGATTGGAATACCGCTGCGATCCCCGTCAACCATCACAATTCTTTCAATAAGCCAAAGAACGTTTTTGTCTGAAATTGTCCTCCGGATGATATCCATCAATATGTGACGATCGATGCTGTGAAAATATGATTTTATGTCGGCCTTTAGGACATAATATTCACCCCATTTTTTATGAGCCGAAATCGCGAAGGCCTCGGCGCGCTCCTTTGCTGCGTGAGTCCCCTTCCCCTTGCGACATGCGTAAGAATCAGAAATAAATTTACGCTCAAAGAGAGGCTCGATCACCCGGATCAGAGCATGATGAACAACCCGATCTTTAAAGGGAGGTGCACTGATAAGGCGTTTCTTGGGATCGTGCACATAGAATTCATGATAAGAGGAGGGTTTCCACTCCTTCCAAAGCAATTGGTTAAGAGAATTGATGAGGTTCTCCTCAAGGCACTTTTGATAATTAAGGGCTGCATCACTGAATCTTTTGTTTCGGGAAGCAGCTCGATATCCTTGATAAAGATTTTCAAAGTTTGCGATTCTTTCCCAGAGGTTGCTATGGGTGATGGGCATTCTCTTCTCCAATTTAAATTGGTGGCTACCATTTTCCCTTTTCAGGAGGTACTTATCGTAGCCATTCCAGTACTGCCAATTTGTGCTTTCAAAGGCACAGGAATAAAGCTCCTTTTGCCTGCGCGCTGAAAGCGTCTCGTGAGAACACTTTATCCGGCTACAGGCGAGAGCGGGCCGGAATCCAAGATCGTTGTTCGCATTCGAGCGCTCATAGTTCAAGTTCAGCGCAGCCACGCCGGCGTTGTCACCGTTGTTCCAGCCGCCGCCACGGATCGGCAGAAATAGCCTTACCCCTTTTTCGCATGCTTCACCCAGCCACCGAGCATTCTCCCAATTTCTGCAAGATGGCCGGCCCATATTTCATATTTCGCGAATGGCAAAAATCCCATTTCCATTGCTAGGCGCACCTGAGTTCGCAATACTTCCAATTCGATGTCGATCGCAAAGAGATCATCTCGTTTATCGCGGTTTCGGTTTGCTCTAATGATCGATCCAAGCATGCCAAACATTGTCTTTTTGATATCCATCCCGAGTGAGAATTTCTCGCTTTTCGGGAATTGTCTAAGTGCGATGTATCCATACTTGATCATGTCTTCGGTTTTTTGTTTGATTTTCAGATTTTCCATGGAGCCCTTCGGGCTGCAGGGGCAAAAACCGCCCCTGCGAACCCATTCAGATAGCCAGAAACTCAGAAACCAGATTAACCAATAAAAGCGGGCCGGAATCCAAGAGCGTCGCTCGCAATCGAGCGCCCATCGTACAAGCGCAGCGCAGCCACGCCGGCGTTGTCACCGCTGTACCAGCCGCCGCCACGGATCGGCAGAGCTTCAAAGCCTTCATTATTGTCGGCCCAGAAATAACCGTCAGGGATGAAGCCGGCGAGAGGGGAAAGAAGTGCTTGCTTGAGGGCAACCGGAGGTTCATATCCTTCTTTCACGGTAACATCCTTGAAGTATCTACCGGTCCATGTTCTGTTGGTTATAACGTCAGATATCTGGACTCCATTGGCAAGGTCGATGATCGAGCCAATATCTGGCCACTGATTCTCTGGCAGGCTGAAGTCATTATCCGTCGGCATGATTATTTTGCCATTGCAAAGCTTCAGCCCATCGTTCCACTCCCAAACGTTTCCAACCAAGTCGGCAATGCCGAAGGGTGTTCCATCATGACGCCATGAAGCCGGGCCAGATCCAGTGAGGGTTCTTCCATATTTACTGATAGTTCCTTTCTCTTTAGTGTGACTATGAGATTTCCCGCTTTCGGTGTTACCCCGCGGATAACCGAGGGCATATTTTTGGCTCCAAAGAGCAACAGCCGCCCATTCCCAGTTTGTCATTAGATGAAATCCGGTTCCTGCTGCGGAGCATGCCGATCTTGCTGCATCGAAGTTAATGCAGTTTTCAGGGTCCTGATTAGGAACCGAAACTGCTTCACCGTCCCGAATCACAGCCTGGTAAGTCCCGATGAGGATCTCGCCTTTCTTTATGCCACCGACCACGAATGCCGGATGGAGACCTGTGCCGAGTTCGGGGCTGATATCCTCGAGATTGAAAGCGGGAATAATGTTGAAATAGGATGCTTGTCCTTTTGAGGTCCTGAGGATGGTTTGTCTTCCCTCGGAATCTGATTCAACCTGTTTGCAGAGGTCATCTTGAATAATGATTTCAGTCATGTTTCCATTTCTCCTTTTTGTTGTGGCCGGATCCGGCCGGGTTGGGATAGACAATTCCCTTAACTATTTTGTTTGGTTTCTTTTTCTTTCCTGGCAGAGTGAACATTCACAATCTTTTGGGTGGACGCCACCGTGTTGGCCAGGTTTGAATCTCTCTCTGTAGGGGATATTGTCGTATCGTTTAATTTGCTTTGGACTTTTCCCAATTCCACGGATGTCAGGATATTTAACTTTGTTGTCTTTCATCTCAACTTGATCTCCAGCTCGGCAAGTTTAGGCAAGAGGTCCTCTGCTACGCCTGAGCAAAGTCTCCGTAGTGTCATAAGGCGCCCTCTGATCAGATATCTCATCTCTGTTGTGTTCCCTCCGATGGAATAGCAACGAAATGAAAGCTTTATGGATTCAAACTCATCTTGAAGTGAAATTGTTGTCGGGGTCATTGCTCCTCCCGGGCGAGATCTTGTTTCGCTAAATATTTTGCTTGCGCCTTCATATCACCCGAATCGAAATCCCACTTCTGTTTCTTCTCTGTATCTGTCTCATAAAACGCCAGAGCGTAGAAACAGCCAACGATGATTATGACAATGATTGTAAATATGATGTCTTTTTTATGTCGGTTCATGAAAGTCTGCCTCCTCAAAATCGCGTGGCAACGAGCTATTTCTGAGTAGGTCGCTCTTGCATCCCCAGAAGCATCTCCATTCCTTCACGCATTCCTGGCATGGGATTTTCTCCAATGGCTTTCCCTCCCATCTCTCCCGCCATTCCGCAATGAACATTCCTGCAACCATTCCGAGGATGAATGCCGCGGCCGCAAGCTCCTGGACGGCGATCAAATTCATATATTTTCCCTCCTTTCTCTTTCAAATTCATTCCTTTGGAATGGCTACGCAATCACGGAAACAAGTTCGGCCAATCTTGTCAGACCCTTTGGTGTCACGAGAACCCGCTCGGTGACTTTCTTGCTTCCATCAGTGCGATCTATGGTTGTGATTTTGTGCTCGAGGACCTGCTGCTGAAGGCGGTCCTGATAAGCCACCCACCGTCTCCCATCTGAGCGCTTGTAAATCCATCTATTTTTCGAAAGGAGGGAAAATAATTCTTGAGGCTTAACCTGGAGGGTTTTTGCTGCATCTGTAATGCACATGGAGCCGCTAGCCTGGGAGATCCGATCAAGAGCTTCTGCCTTGGGCTGGATGTAGCCGATCAGTTTATCGCGTTCCACCACTTTATCGGCGTAAGAGAGTAAAAGAGTCCGCATGGCAGCGGGATCTTCAAGGGCTGCAAGAGGATTCTTAGCGCGGCGCTCGCATTCGATGAAATAGAGGCGCGCTTGTTTGCCCTTTTCATTTCGCTCGACCATGGAGAGCTCTTTCGCCATGTCGAGGGTGAGAAAATATTCCGTTAATGGCTTTATCGACCCATTCACATTTTTGTGAAATTGGATAAAATCAACATCTTGGACAAAATCATAAAGCTCAATTCGCTCTTTTATCCAATCCGCAAATTGACGTTTACTCCCGAGGAATTCATACAGATCTCTTGCGTTAACAGTCTGGACTGTTTCGCTGCCGACAACTTTCTCGTTGACTCTGACGAGCTCTTGCATTACAATCACCTCGATTCATAGTTTTGCCCCGTGTTTCCAGGCACGGGGTTTTCTTTTAGAAAACGCTCATTCCATAGGAATGATTATTTCGGCAAAATTTTAGCCTTGACCTTCCATTTGACGCCTTCCTTATAATAGCGATCCATCCCGGCATTCGTGACATAGCGACGTTTGCCGACCTTGACGCTTTCGATGTCTCCCCTCAGGCATAAGAGGCGCAGCGTTGATAACTTGACATCGTATTTCTCAGCTGCAGTCTCAAGCGTCATGGTTTCTTTACTTCCCATCTGCATCACCTCCCCGATCGTTAATCATTTCTTCCAAAACCTCGGCTGATTCTAAAAACTGCCTTGCTGCTTCACGGAATGATTCGTGTTTCTTGCCATGTAGATCAAGCTGACCTACCATCTCGATTAAATTCATTCCCACTGTTTGGATTTGTTCGCTAACATCCACGCATTCCTCCTCCCACTTCATACATCAAAATAATTATTTTTACTTCCTCTTATTACGTGTTATGATGTTTACCACAATCGCTAAAATTATGTCAAATAAAAATTTATCGGAATGCTTAATTATTTTCAAAAAAGTTAAATATATTTGAAATGATTGAGGTTAGTTTATCATTAATGCCTATATCTAAAATTTCAAAAAAACGTAAAATGACTTGCATGTCTTTACCAGAAGATATCAAAGCATTAATGGGCAAGAATCTGAAGCGAATCCGTTTGGCCCATGGGCTGAAACAAAATAAGCTTGCAGAGATGATCAATTCCGATTCCTCAACGCTTTCATCTATTGAAACAGGCAAAAAAGGGCTGGGAAAGGATCTGCAGTCTCGCCTTTGCCGCGCTCTTAAGATTCAAGCATCTGAATTTACCCGACACCTTGATGATCTTCCGCTTGGGCCTCTTCCTCCTGGTAAGATTGCAGTTATCTCAATGGGTAAAGAAGGTAACGGACATAGCTTATATTATATTGATAAACCTTATGATGTGAATGATGAAAATGCATATGGCCTTGAGGTTCGTGGCTCAGGGATGAATCCGCGTTATGAAGAGGGAGAAATAGTGATTGCTTCTCCTGAAAAGCCAGTAACAAATGGCGATTATGTAATCGTACAATTAACATCGGGTGAAAGACTGGTGAAGAAAATTAAATTCAGAGAAGGTTTAATAATCTTGACCAGCGTTAATCCTGCGATTGAAGCATGGATTTGTAGGCCTGAAGAAATTCTTTCCTACGATAAGATTGTTTGGAAAAAAGAGAAATAAGGAAAATCCTTATTTTTATAAAAATAATCATTGACAATATCTAACAACTTGATATATTGTGACCCTACGCACATTAACTTGGAATGAATTATCATTCAAAAAGGGGGTACAGAATGTTAAGTGAAATACTCGCGAGCGCATTCCGAAAAAGCGCTTATACGGACGTCACAGATTGGAAAAATTCCACAAAATGCCCTCTTGCGACTGAAACCGTGAGCAAGGTAATTCATCGGGGGAAAGAACCCAGCATCCCCACTTTCATCGTTATGGCATATTATTTGGGGATGACTCCAACGGAGATCGCCATGTCTTGCAAGGAATCCAAGGAAGAAATCTATTGCCCAGTCTTTAGCAAACTGATCATGCCGCTCGACCTGGATGTGGATGATAAGAATGCAATTGGCGCTATAAAGAAATTGAGCGCTGAAAAGAAAAAACTTGCCCTTGAACTTATCGACCAGCTGGGAAAATAAAGGGAGATGAAATATGAGACCTACAACACTTTCACCCGGCGATTTTGTGAGGATGGATGGAAAAAGGAACATCTTGAAGTTCGTTCGAAGGGAATTTCGAAATAGTTCTTCAGGCGCGCTGAATATTTTCATTTGCGAAGAATGGGAAGGCTTGAATGGACCCGACGATAAAGGCGAATGCGTAATCAGCGATTATGACGTTTCGCGGAAGTGTTCAAGGGTGTAACCATGGCCGATGAGAAGTCAATATTTAAATATTTGATCTGCTCTAAATGTGGATATAAGAAGCGAGATCCTTCTGGAAAAGGGGAAGGTCTTTGCATCCATGATCAATCTGCCCTTTACCTTTCTGAAAATTGGTGGGTCCGGGTTACCCATAAAGGCAAAACTACGAACAGACCTGTTTCACCAAGAAAGCGAGATGCCCAGGATTATTTGGCTTCCTGCAAGGTAGCTCTTCTAAAAGGTGATTTGCTCCCTGGGGAGGAAAAGGATATTACCTGGGAAGATGCTAAGTCAAATACGGAGAGATGGTGGCAGGATGCAGTTACCCGTAAGGAGATCAAGCAGAGTACGGCTGATTATTACAAATGGCAGATTGTAGCCTTGGATGCTTTCTTCTCCGAGAAATCCCTCCTTATGATTAGCAAAGGTGATGTCCTGGATTACCAGACATTCCGATCAAAGATGGATATTGCTTCGGAGACAATTAATCATGAGACAAAAGCTCTGAAACGAATATATGCGATGCATGTCGCACGCACAAGCTCCGAGGATGCCCCCAAACTTTGCATGAAGGCCCAGGACATAGGAAGGGTTGCGCTCCTCCCCAAAAGTGGCCAGAAGGTACGATTCCTGACGAAAGAAGAAATTAAAATGTTGCTCGAAGCATCCACGACTCCCGCTGTCCGGATGGCTGCGCTTATCGGCCTTAATACTGCACTGAGAAAGTCAAATATCCTCTCCCTCACTTGGCAGCAGGTCCGTTTATCAAAAAGACTTATAAGTTTGCCAGCCAGCGAAATGAAGAACAATGAACCTCACATTGTTGATATCCCCGAGCACCTCGTACCGATCCTGAAGGAATGGAGAGGCAGCAACAAATTGTCCAAGGTTCTTTTCCCAGATGATGAGAAATGCAATAGTTTTCGTACCGAATGGGAAAAGACGATCGAGGCCTGCGGATTTCATGATGTGACATTTCACACCTTGCGTCATACATTCGCCAGCCAGTTCCTTATGAATGGTGGCGACCTCTCTACTCTCTCAGAAATGCTAGGCCATAGCTCCATTCAAATCACAAAAGATATTTATGGTCACCTTTCCCGGGATCACAAAAGAAAAGCTGTCGACCAATTCGCGGCATCCTTCCTTGAGGGACTAGGATAATTGGAAGTCTGGAGGGGAATCAATGGAATCATATGGGAAGATGTGGATAGTTCTCGCTAAAGATAGCTTGATAATCATTTTTGATTGGCATACTTGGGCAATACTCTGTATGGCTGGGATAATAGCATTCTCCCTTTCATGTTTGACCAAAGACGTCCATGGTAAATATTAA